ACGCTCGCCAAAATTTGGTGCCATTCAACGCTTTCAGACCGCTGAATGGTCGGAGTGGAGAGATTCGAACTCCCGACCCTCTGGTCCCAAACCGAACGGAGATGGACGCAGTATCAGCGAATCTCCTATCGTTCAACCCAGAAGACCAAGAACAGGGAAAGAACAAAGTGGAATTTCTCTCACAGCGCTCTCACAAAATCGCCCTCGTTTACGCCGCCATGATGGCCATAGCAATGCCGGCCCACGCCGCTCCGCGCATCATCGACGGCGACACGATCGAGGTCGATGGCGAGACAGTCCGCATCCTCAATATCGATGCTCCGGAACTGCATCACGCCGGATGTGACGCTGAGAAGCGACTCGCGGTTCTCGCCCGTAAACGTGTGCGCGAACTGATTGGCGACGGCTCGTCGGTCACATTGCTGCGCGGCGATGGCAACCGCACGAAGGACCGTCACGGCCGAACACTGGCGCGGGTACTTGTTAACGGAGCGGACATCGGCGAGATCTTGGTTATGGATGGTTTGGCGAGACCCTGGGAGGGCAAGCGTCAAAGCTGGTGCAACCGATAAACATGAGGCTCACGATGAAGGCCAGAGACGCGCTGATAGCATGGACGCCTGCAACTAGCGAAAACTCCCCGACAGCCGGAAGAGTTAAGGTCGGTCGCCTGCTCGAACGAAACGACCCCGACTGGACTAAGCCCTATGAGAGGACCGGTGGCGCCGCCTATGCGGCGACACGACGACTTGACGGTGACGCCAGCGCTCTCGCTCTTTTCATCGACTTCCACACCCTTGTCGTGCGCGACGACATCGAGCCAGCCATAGCGCATGAAGCGTTCCTTGTTATCGATGAGTATCGAGAGTTCATCGCACCGGATATCCCTGGCGCGTCGGATGACGATATTCCATTCTAACACCTGGCACAAAAAAAGCCCGGCCGCGTGAACGGCCGGGCAGCACTTGATGCATGAATTCGCCGAACAACCGGCAGGCGTTGCGGTTCCTTAGAACAGCAGCGTCCGATCCTGAAACCAGATCGTGGCTGCCGCTGTCGCCAGACCTAGCATAAAGCCGGTCCACAACGTCTTTCGATCACGGCCGTGAAACGGGCCGAGGCCGAAGTCCGGCGCCGTGATCTGCATGACGGCGCCAATGATCGCCAGATAGCGGATCAAGGCTGTAAGCAATGGCGCGGTCAATTCTGCACCCTTCGAGCGCGCATAGATCGAGCCCACCGCTGATAGACAGATCACCGTCCACATCACCGCGAAGCCGATCGTCATCTGCCGCACGCGATTATATTCCCCCACGCCGAGCGCAGCCCCGATGATCAACTGGTGATAGGCAACGCAAATCGCCACCATAGAGCCGGCAAAGACCCCATTGAGCACGATGATCAACCCTTCGAGATCCGCGTAACCGATCAGTCCGAAAAACAACGTGGCGAGCGCCAGCGCGCCGAACGTCACCCGGTTAGTTAGAAGACTTACGAACATGCGGCTTTCTCCCCGTCACGCGGTCATTCTCTTCGAGCAGATCTGATATCGTCTGGTTGAGCCGGTCCGAGGCCTCGGCATGCGCGGCTAAGGCCGCCGCCACTTGCCGTGTCACTTCCTCGTTCCGCTCGCTTCGCGGGGAAAAAAGCATCTTCAGCATCCGCTCGATCCTCATGGGCGACGATCCTTGATCAGCTCGATCAGCGCCTCGATCGTCTTGGTGTGCCGATCCATGGCCAGAGCGGTCTCGACGCCTTCCTTGATGCGCGCCTGCATGACGGTGTCGTACTTTCGGGCGAGCACGATGATGATCCACAGCATGATGGCAAACAGCCCGGCCTGCCCGCCATAGGCCTTCACCAACATCTCGAAAAGCGGGATCAGATCCATCGATAATTCCCAACTGCGGTGGCGAGGCCTATTTCGCGCAGCCCGTCATCCGCGCACAGGTCGCATTATGCGCCAGCACCTGCCGCGCAAAGGGCGGATCATTATTGACGATGAACGCCTTCGTCTCGCGCGATGGCGTCAACATCGCGTAGCCGGCGCCATCAACGACAAAGGCTCTTTCCGTCTTCGAACACCCATTCAAGGCCATACTCAATGCACAAAGCATGAGCATCCAGCCGATTGAACTGCGCATCGGTTTCCCTCCTGGTCGCGATTTCCTGATTGGCTTTGGCGATATCCGCCGCCACCTGCTTGTCGACGCCGCGCTGCTCTGCCGCGTCCTCTCGATGGCCGAGGTAGAGGATGATGCCACCGATCGCCACGGCAACCGCGATCACAGCAATGATGATCCTCACAGTCTCTCCTCCCCTGGCGCCGGCTGCGGCGCACCATCGATCGCTGCCGGCGGATCTTTGTAGGGAAGCCCCGTCCCGGTCCGCCAGATGGCGATGACATCCTGCACCGTGGCAAACCCGGTATAGCCGAGCACCAGGATGCCGATCAGCATCAGCCAGCCATAGGCGATCATCTCATTGACCTTCGTGTCGGGCGCATTGATCAGCAGCATCAGCTGCCAGCACGCCCAGGCGACGACGGGGAAGATCACCACCCGTCGCCACTTCCATCCGGGCTCGCCGGTCTTTTTGGCCGCCATGATCAGCTCACCCCGGCCGCCTTCAGCGCCGCCTCGAATTTCAGGGCATGCTGGGCAATATGCTCGGCCTTGTCCTTGCCGTTCACCACGACACGCGCCGCCGTGAATTGCTTGTAATCCTTGGCATCCGCGTCATCGACGCCATCAAGGAAATCGTCCATCCGCTTGCCGGTGAAGATGCCGAGCTGCATGCCCACGATCATGATCTTCACGGCGATATCGGTGCGGAGCGCCGTATCAGGATTGGCCACCAGGTCGACGCCGATCGCCTTGCCGACCTTCAGGTAATTCACCTTATGGGTCAGCTGCGGCAGGCCTCGGCCGAGCCAGCTCTTGCCCTCGGCATCCTTGCGCCAGTAGGGTTTCTTCACCCAGGGCAACCGACCGCGTTTCCACGAACTCTCGAGCCGCCCGATCGCCATGTCGACACTTGGGTTTTTGCTCTCCTCCGGCTGCCGCGTTTCCATCACAGGCAGCATATGCCCCGACGTCTCATGAAACGCTGTGGCCAGCATATAGGCCTGCTGATCCAGCGGGATCTTCTGCGCCGCGAATTCGTCGAGCATGGCATTCATGCCGTCGACCTGGCCTTGATCCAATTTGCCGGCGAACACAGGGGTGCGCACAGCACCGTAAAATTTGGTGCGATCCATCGCGTTTTCCTTTCGTTTCAATTTTCTAGGGATGATTGTGCAGCGATCACGGTTAGCGAGCGCTTGCTTTGCCGGAAGCCAAAACCCACATATGTGGTTGAACCCTCATCGGTTAGATTTTCAATTAGGAGTAATGCTGTGATTTCAGACATTTATTGGTCGGCTCAGAAGCCTACTTCCCCTTTTCTGCTAGTGCAGCAGGGGAACAAAGATCTTCCAAAACATCCTGACGGTGGCAACTGGGTGTACTGGAAGCAACAAGATCTAACGCAAAAGCTTGTTGGCATTGATGGCGCCGCGGCAAGTGCGGCCATCGCCTCCGTCGGCCATTACATACAGCGCCGTTAACCACCCACTTGCGGCTGTTTCAAATCCAGCCCCGTCGTCGCCCCACCCGACCGGCTTGCCTTGTGCTTCACGCCCTCGATCCGATATGTCCCGTCCACCCCGGCCCGGGCGCCGATCAGCGTGAACATCCCCTCCGCCTGCGCCGTCGGCTCGAGGTCTAGCTCAACGCTCCCCTGCCCGCCGTCGCGCTCGCTCTCGCTCTTCCGGCCTTCAGCCATGTCGGTTGCCTGCGCCTCATCGGCAGCAAGCGACCGCACGACATTGGTGCTTTCGGGCAGCGGCCGAGACGATCCGACCTCGATTTCCTTTTCCTCGAATTTCGCCGTCTTCCGGTCGAACCACCGTGCCTTAGCCTTGGTATAGGCCCCACGCCCGGTATAGGGCGAAATGCTCCAGTTGATCACATTACCCCCCGGCCCCACGCGACCGATCACGGGACCGAGCAGCATCGAATTGCGCGGCACGAACACGGCCTGCGTGCCGCGGATCTTGAAAGTCGCATTGAACTCGCGTGCCAGCTTTTCCCCGACCCCGAGAAAGCTTTCATTGTCCGCTGCCCAATAGGACCGCTGCTTCGAGGCGAGCGAGCTGTCGACGCTAACGGAAAAGCCCGCCCGCTTCGCCGATTCTTGCAGGAAGTCGTCGAGCGTGCTGTCATCCTTGTGGAAGCTCTGCCCCTCCTTCGCCTTCCCGCGCGTATCGAATCCCTTGGCGTTGACGGTCAGAAACCGCCCGCCACCGCGGCTGCCATCGCTCTTCGTGTCATCGACGATCCCTTGGAAGACCGGCACTCCCATCAGGGACACAAACACCTGGCTGCCCTCGCTCGGAAAGGCCAGCACGCCCGAACTGTCATCGAGCTTCAATGAGCATGTGTCTGCAGAAGACCCGGCTTTGTCATTCACTTCAATCTCGGTCAGGAACGGCCGCATGCTGCCGCTCATATCCTGTCCGTTGACGCTCACCTGCCAATCAACGATCCAGGGCATTAGACAGACCCCGGCGCAGAAAATAGCGTCACCAACTTGACTGGCGTCCGGCTTTCAGCCGGCAGCGGTGGAACAATCACTGTTGTTCCCAGCGGCAGGAACGGCCCCAGCGCCGCCAGTCCCGGATTGATATCGAAAACCGTCTCTACCAGCTCGCGGCCGCGCACGCCGAATTTCCGCCACAGCAGAAGGTCGACCGAGATGCCCTCACCTCGGATCGTGATCGTCTCGTTCATGATGTGGACCTATCGGAACGCGGAGAACAGCGAGAGCAGACCGGAAATGACCTGGTAGCCGGTCGCCGTATCCATGCCTGTTTTCGTCATCGTGATCGAATGCGCCACCTTGAAGCCGACGCCGTTTCTACCGAGCTCCGAATGCTTCTCACTGATCTTGGTGATCGCATACCAGCCCGGAGCCCAGCCGTCGCCGCGCAGCAGAGGAAACCGTGTCCCTGCCTTGCGCATGGCATGCGCGGTTTCGAGATGATTGAGCCCGCCGATATGGAAGGGTAGGATCTCACCAGAAATGGTGATGTCATCCTCCCCCTCCCCGGTGAATTCCTTCGGCTGCGCACCACCAATGACCGGCTTTGCGACAATCGAAGCATCGGAGGCCCGCTCCATGGCATCGATGGAAAACGGCCGCGTATCCACCGTCAGCGTGCCGAGCATGTAAAGCATGCAGCCGTTCCCTGTTTCCGTTAGCTAGCCGACGTGAAGTCGACGAAATATTCCTTGCCGAGCTCGAATTTCTCGATCGCGGCGGGGTTGGTGATCATCATCTTGATCTCACCGCTAGGCGTCCACTTGGACCAAGTTTCGTTTTCCTTCCCCGTCCCATAAACCGCCGCCAGGCGAACCTCGGCCTGCACGGCGTCGGCCTGATGGTGGTGAAAGTTGGTGATGGACAGGCACTGGAACTTTGCTCGTACGCTCATGCGTCTTCTCCATTGTGAAAACCCGGTACCGCCGGGCGCGGATCTCGTCAGGCATGCGCCTGATAGTTCATGTCCGCATGCGTCCCGGCGATCGCCGTCTTCACCGACGACGCAAACTGCCGCGCCACCTCGGCCCCGTTGGCCGCTTCGTTGACGGTGACAGGCGCGTTGATGTGATAGACATTCGGCTGCGGCGGATTGGTCAGGCTCACCTGCTGCACGCCGGACGGCTGAGTTACGACTGTACCTGCAACAGTGACTTCCTTCGTAAGATCGCCGAGCGCCGACTGCGGCTGTCCAGCATTCGCGCCGAGCATTCCCTTGATCGACTCCAGCCAGAAATTGCTCTGCGCCGGCGCGGGCGGGGTGTATACGTCATCGGCTTCTTTGCCAGGGAATGACCGCTCGGGCGGCGTTCGCCACCATTCCGAGAGCCGGTCGAGCCACGAAACGGATGCTCCGAGCGAACCGAGATTCTGGTCATCGCGCTTCTTACCAGGCAGTTCGTCGGTTCCGGCGCGGTGCGTTTTCGCGGCGGCAAGAGCACGCGCCACCGCGGCCTCGGCAATCCCGGCCGGCGAACTGGCATAGGCTGCCCGCGCGGCCATGTCATAGCCGCCTGGATCCTTGCCGCGCTTGGTCGCTTTCGGATCAGCATCCGGGAAAAGCAGCCCCCACAGCGTCTTAGCGCTACCTTTGAACGGCAGAAGCGTGTCGGTGATTTGCTCTGCGCTGAGACCGTCCTTTGACGGGCTCCATCCAGTCTTGTTCTTCACCCAGTCGTCAAATCTCGCGGTCGTGCCCCAGAGATCGCCAGTTGGATCAAGGCCTTTCAAGGCAGCCAATAATCCAACCGCGATCGCAGCGCCAGCTGCCGAGGCAAAGGCTGCGCCGAACGTTGTTCCCATCGACGTCGCAGTTCCAGTCAGCGATGCTCCGGTAGCCGCCCCGGCCAAAGTACCGCTCAGCCCTGCGATCGTCTTCAGGATGCCGACCGCCGTCGAGGCACCCGAAAGGAAGAACAGCGCACCCGCCAAGCCGCGGACAGTCTTGGCCAACACGCCAATTCCGACACCGGCAAGCATGAGCTTAAACCCATTTTCTCCGATCACACCTAGGGTCGCGCCGATCTTCCCTGCATCGAGACCAAGAAGTTTTTCGACCCCGCCGACGGTCTCACCGACCGCAGCAGCAAATGACCTTACATCGGAACCGTATTGCCGAAATCGACCGAAGATCGCTCCAAGACGGTCAGTGTCCTTCTCGAAGTCCTGGATACGGCCAAAAATCCCGTCGTAAAGCTTTCCGAACTGCTCGCCGATCGAGCCTCCTTCAAATCCCAAACCGGACATGAAGCCCTTCATGCCGGCCGCTAGATCGTCGAAAATCGTAACGCGCTTATCGAGTGTCAGGAGGGTGTCCGAGAGGGTCGTGGCCCATTCATTAAGCCTGGGCAAGGCAAGCTGGCCGATCGAGATGCCAATCCCAGCAACAGTCTGCTTCAGCTTGGCAAGGTTCATCGACGTGCGCTTCATTGCTTCGTCGAATTCCTTCTGTGCCGAGCCAGCGTAATTTGCATCATTTGCCACACCGTCCAGCAGACGGCGCAGCTCCGGCAGATTGTTGAGAAGCGCAGGAATTGCGCGAGCCTCCTTGCCGAACAACGACGCTGCAATGGCACCCTGCTCATCCTTAGGAAGTCTCTTGATCGCGTCGAGCACGGCAAGCGTAGTGCCAACGGCGTCCTTCTGCATGGCTTTCGAGACTTTTTTCCCGTCCATGCCAAGCCGCTTGAACGCGCTCCGCTGCTCCTTTGTCGCCTTGCTGCCGGCCGTCAGCGCGAATGCCATATTGCGGAAGCTAGTCTCTGCCACCTCGCTCTCAAACCCGGCCGAGATCATCGCCGCACCGAAGGCCAAAGTCTCCTTAGCGGCAAACCCGGCGAGCTGCCCGGAATTCAGCCCGCGCGAGAACTTCAACAGATCCTTCGTCCCGGAGGCAGAGGTATTGCCAAGGAAATTTATCGCATCCGCCACCAGGCCCGTCTGCTCGACAGTCAAGCCGAGCGATGTCCGGATCTTTGCGAGTGAATCACCGGTTTCGGCTGCCGTTGTATCCCACGCCGTTGCCACCTTGGCCGTCAATTCCGTCAGAGCCATCAGCTCGTCCGGCTTCGCATTCGCCTGCCCCCACGCCGCGACAATGGCGGCGATCGAGCTGGTCGACATACCGAGCTGCTGCGACATCTTCAGAATGTCATCGCCCATCTGTTTGAATTGTTGTGGGCTTTCGAAATCCACCACTTTGCGGATGTCGGACATCGAATCTTCAAATTTGATTGCCGCGCCGATCGTCCCGCTGATACCTTCTGTCAGGCTGGCATAGGCCGCCGCGGCTGCCAGAAGGCCCTTCAGGTTCGACATCAGGCCGCTGGTCATCGCCATCTGATTGCGATTGAAGCCGTCGGCAGAATGCTTCAACCGGCCGAGCGTGCCCATGATACCGCGAGCAGGACCACTAACGCGGTCAGTCAGCGATATGACCAGGCTACTGGTGAGCTTTGCCATTCATCATTTTCCGGATGCGGATAACGGCGTCGCGCTCGCGGATCGCCTCTGAGACGGTGTACGCCCCGACCAATGGCCGTGGCGTTGCGGTGAAATTGGAGATTAGGACGGCGAGGTCTCGCCATCCTCCTCGACGTTTCCCCAGGCGGCGTCCGCCAGGCGCTTCATAGCATTCGCGTCGCGCGCGCTGATCTTCCGGAAATTGTCGAGGCCGATGCCGGTGATCCGAGCGAGAAGATTGGCAATTGCCAGGGAGCCCTCACCGCCAAACTCATCACCTGCGATCATGTCATCGACGGTCGGCTCTCGCAGAATTACATCCTCGAGCAAAGCCCCACCCTCTACCGTGATTGGCGATTTCAATTTATACGTGATGATGTTCGACATTCCGCTCATCTTTCAGGTTGGGAATTGGAGAAATGACGCACACGTTCCTGCAACTCACGAACAAGCTTTTCGTTAGCCAGTTGATTTTCGCTGGATCTGTGCTTCTGGTCTTGAATAAGGAGGGCCAGACCTTCTCGATCTGGCACTGGATCGTAGTGTTGGCAGCAGCCTATGTGCTGAGTGCTGTCCAAGCGGGGATCGTGCGGCTTTTGACCACGGGGTCAAAAGCCAGCTAAAATCCGGCTCACCCCAGCGCGCGCTTCAATTCCTTCACATAGTCTTTGCCGTCGACGCGCAGCGCGCGCTCGTGCCAGTCCCAGTACCACTTCTCCTTGCCGTCAAAGCGGAACTCGTAGTGAGTGACTTCCTTGAACACATGACTGCAGCCCTGATATTCCTCCGGGCTCGCCTCGTCCGGCTCCCATTCGGTGATTGCGCCCTCCACAATGCAGCGCGCCGGGACGTATTTGCCTGACTTCAGATCCCGGTAGGCGCCGGAAAACACCCATTTGTCGCTGATGCCGAAGCCGCGGAAAATATCGTCATCGATGCCTTTGGCCTCATATTTCGGCTCTGGCGGCTCGACGCGTGGTAGTACCCAGTCGACGCTGCCGACGCCGCCGCCCGGATTGTGATTGGCGGTCATCAGCTTGATGGCCGGGATCGCCATCTTGGCAATGAGGTTCGGCCGGCCCGAACCGGCCTCCCCGCCGCGCCGCACATCGACGGCTGCCAGCATATAGATCTTTGGCATGGTGTTCTCCTGAGATTGTAAGGTGCCCCGCTGCGAACGCAGCCCTGAAACGGCTGCGATTACGCGGCGCTGCTCAACCGCGAGATGATCTCGTCGACCAGGCCGACCACGGCCGGGCGGTAACGATGGATCGCGTGATTGGCGAGCTTGAAGGCCGGCGCCGGCTCGATGCCGATATCGAGCTGCAACGTGCCGAGACGGATGTTCTCCGGGCTGTTCGCATCCGGCTTGAACATCTGTTCCGGCGGCGTGTAGCCGAGGATATCGCCGTCAACCTTATGGTCGCGCAGCTTGAAGGCGATCGAATTGATCCAGGCCTCGACCAGATCGGCGCTCATCAGCTTGCCGAGGAACTGCCGGGTGATTTGGATAAACTCGACAGTGATATAGTCGGCGCCACGAACTTGGTGGATCTGTTTCCAGAGCTCACCAGTCGAAGCATTGTCCGTGCCGATAAACACGAAGCCACCGTCAGCGACCGCGCCGTCGACGCCGCTCTCTCCCTGCGCGACGATGGAGACGTCGCCCTCTAGCATCTGCTGGCCCTGCGTCGAGCCGTCGAGGAAGGAAAAAGGCAGCGGCCGGTTGAGCCCGGCAATACCGAGCACCGGCTGGTTGGCGATTGGATGGAATGGCCGCCCCTCATGGGCATTGTCCGTGCGGATGAAGAGACCAGCCACCCGGCTCGTCATATCGCGGATGACGACGTCCTGACCCTCGAACACCTTCGCCTTAATGCCGATAGGCATCAGCCGGTCGGAGCTCATATCTTCGCGCATGTCGATCGCATTGGCGGCGCTCGTTGCATCCACTTGCACTGGCGCGATCGCCAGGATCTTCGGCAGCACGGTCTGCAGTTTCGCCACGACCGGGTTGACCGTATTGGCGTTCACGCGCCAGTCGGTATAACCGCAGATCACCAGGCGCGGCGTTGCATTGACGATCGACGCCACCCCGGTGAGATCGTCGAGCGCGGCCACGATATCGGCCGAGATCGCGGCCTTGTCTGGCGCATCGTCCTCGTCGAGCGTTTTCTCAACGCGAACGATCGTCACATCGGCGCCAAGATTCAGGCTCGACAGCTGGTCGTGGATACCGCGCACATGGTCGGCCAGCGCCCCGGTGCCGAGCGCCTCGCGGAAATCCTTGTCGGATGTCGATCCGCGGATCGGGTCGCCGTAGGGGAACTCGCTATTCGATGCATCGTCAGATTCGTCATAGATGACGACCTTCGAAAAGTCCGCACCCGTCACCGGTACCGGCTCGTCGTCCGGGCGCGAAAACTGCATGCCAAAAACCGGTGCGGTCATTGGATCTCTCTCCTGTTGTAAGTTCGGCAAAGAAAAACCCGCCTCAATGGGCGGGCTGATTTCGATTTCGCTAACCATCCCGATGAACCGGCGGTTAGGCTGTTTGCGCTACGATATGGCAGCGGTGGAACCCCTACGCACACATCGCCGCAAGTGAAGAGCCGGCCCCTGACCTAGGCCGGCTCTTTCGTTTTGATGGCTTTAACCAGGCGCTAACTATTCTATGGGATTGTCCTGCTGAGAGAGTTCCAATCCTCTCGGACACTTCAACGCGCCCGGCAGCTCCCCTGCCCGGGCGCTTTGCTTTCTTTGGGCGAGGGTAACTCGTATGCACTACATGTTCTATCAAGGCGAAATCACAGATTTCGGCGTGAAAAACGCGCAGATCCTCATTGCTGACGCTCACCGACAGGGTGTCAAAGATCTCACTTTCTGCATTTGTAGTGGCGGCGGCGATGTGGTTGCTGGGATTGGTTTATTTCACTTCCTACAGATGTTCGAGATGAACGTTCGAACACACGCTGCAGGGTTTTGTGGCTCGATCGCGGCAACTATTTTCCTTGCGGGAAAAGAACGCACTGTGGCTCCATTCACCGGGTTTAATCTACATCAGGCGACATTCTCTGATGGACCAAATGTCGGGAAGAGGTCACCGTATACCGAACTTATTAGCCGCCCGTTCAAGGATAAATGTGGTTGGACCGACCAGGATCTCGCGGACCGTTTTTTAGAGGAGGACTTTAGATTTGACGATGCTAAGTCGTTGGAGTTAGGTGTTGCTCATCGACTTTCTAACGTCACACTAAACGCCGGCGAGGAGATGATAACCGTCAGGACGGTTTGACCCGCCTTGCATTCATCGCGCTCTCGCCGGACGTCTTTTGTAAGGGTGCGCTCCCGCAGCGCTTGGCAACCATGCGCACGACACTTTTCGCTACTGCAAGCGCAGACCTGACGCGAAACACAAACCTCATTTGTCATTCCGGCCACCCGCTATCGATGTCAACTGCGTCCAACGCCGCCTCATCGACGGCCGCAGCAACGGCATCCTTTAGATCCCGCCCGTTCTGCCGGATCTTCGCATAGCGATCACCGACAAGAGCAGCCAGGCCTAGCCCTTCAACCGGGGTCGGCAGCGGGATGCGTACATTCTCGATCGCGATGAAGCCGAGTTGGTAACTCTCCGGCCAAGGCACGGCCGAGCTGGCCGCCGCGAGCGCCGTCGCCGCCATGCCGGTCACGTCTGCCCGCGTGCCGTCATCGAGCGCGACATGCAGGAAGACGTCAGGCGCCACCTCGATCGGCGCACCGCGAGCCAGCTCGACCTCGATGCGGGCGCGTACGGCGGCATCCTTGGTGGCCTGCAGCATGCCGAATTCCGGCGCCTCGCAGGTCGCTGCGAACTCTTCCTCGGTCAGTTCGATTATCTCGCCGTCGTGTGCAATAGCAGGCATCACTTCATCCCGTAGAGAGTTGCGGTTCCGCTGTCCCACTGCATGCCTGTAGCGAGCCTTATCGCCTGAACATTGGCAACGTAGCTTTGGATATGAGCGGTGACGACGGATGAGGCGTTGAGGTAGTGGCCCGTGATCTTCATGGGCAGCGACGATCGGTGCCCATGGATCATGAAGTCCCAGTAGATGACATCCGCCGCGTTGAGCGCCGCGATCGGCGTGTTCGTCGTGAAGGTCGAGCCGTTAGTTGAATAGTCGATGCGCCAATTCTCACCATTGGTGTTGAGGCTGATCTCCGACCCAATGAAGCGAAACGCCTTGTAGCCGGTTGGCAGCGCGAAGTCGGCGGCAGCGAGCCCCGCCATGCTGGCGGTGGCAATCTGCTCCCAGGCAACGCCAAGGGTTGACCGCCCTGTGGCCGCATCGACATCGTCGACCAGCGAGCGGCCGAACGTCGTGAAGTCTGCCAGCGCAAACGAGTTCGCGCCGTTGAAATAGGCCAGCTTGTCGGCCGCCGCTGATGAGAGACCGGCGAGCGCCGCCAGTTTAGCGTGGTAAGCCTGAACAAGTGAGCCGATATCCGACTGCGTCAGCGCCAGCACCATGTTGAACTGCAGCGACGTCCACTGCGCCCCGACCGCGGCATGCGTGCCGGCGGCGGTGCCATCGGTCTTGCAGATCAGCGCGTCGCCGGCGTCGACGGTGAGGCCCGAGGCGCCGCCGATCTTGCCGGCGACGGAGACGATGTAGAAATGGCCGGCATTGGCGGCCGGATAGTTCGGATTGCCGGAGCAGTCGATCGTGTTCTTGAACTGCAGCGCGTTGGCCGCCTCGACAATACCATCCACATAGCCTTTGACGGCTTGCTGGGTGGCGTAACGGCTTGCCGAATTCGCCGCCAGCGTCGGGTCATTGTCCGGCGTGTAGGGCGAATGGACTTCCAGCTTCTGGACATGTCCAGAGCCCATCCAACCACGGGCAAGGCGTGACGCGAGACCGATCATGCCGTGATCCTTTTCATGTCGAGCGCGGAGAACGCCTTGGGCCAGTAGATGACTCGGCGGATGTGCTCATCCCAGGTATCCCCGATCCGGATGCGGTTCATGCCGCTGGGCACTGCACCAGCGGTGTCCGTCAGGATTGGAGCACCGTTCACAACAAAGACGAAGGCGTTGGCCTTGTACGTGTAAGCCAACCGGAAGAAAGAGCCGCGGCTGATTGTCTGCGAAGTAAAGGTGGCAGTGTTGACGGCTGCGACGTCGGTTCCTGCTCCGATTGCTTGCCCCGCACTGTTGTAGAAAATGACGCTGCGATTGTTGAACCCGCCGTCATCGAGCTGAAGCAGAGCTGGATAGCCGGAGAGGCTGCGCGGCGCATACGCCTCCGCATAGAACGTGCCTTCAAGCGAGTTCGCGGCATCGGTTACATCAGTGCCGGACAGTAAGAAGACATCCGCATTCCGAGCCACCGTTGCCGATGTGGTCGGCACATAGGGAACCGGGAAAGCGGTGGCGGTGAGCTGAGCACCCCAGGCGTAAATAGTCTCGTTCGTAAATGATCCCGCGCCGCCGATGTAACAAACAACACCAGTTTGCCCCGCCGGCACGAGCCTCGTCAGGCTGAACTGCTGCCAGTCGGTCGTCGCGGTGACATTAAGGGTGGTGTTTCCGCCCCCCGTTCCGTCGAAAATGAGCAAGGTCAGGCCGATTGAACTGTCTGATCTCAGCCAAATACTAAAGGTGTAGTACTGGTTGCCGGTGACCAATGCGCTCTGAGACATAGCATTGTCGCCGCTGCTGGCGGCAATGCGATCAGCCGTTAGGTTCCCGTCAGGGGCTGCCACGTTGTTTGGGGTGACCGTTACATTTGGCCCCTTCGTCCAAGCTGCATTGGTGAAGTCTTCGGACCACGTCAACAGGTTCGTATAGGCGCCGTAGAACCCGGTCCCGAGCGGCTTGCCATCGGTCCCGAAATCAATATTCGGCTCATTGGCCACGGTCGGGACCATCACGCCCTTGGCATTCAACCGGTAGCCGCCAATGGTGGGGCGGCTAAAATTCCCCGGAAACGGCGCGCCATAGATATTGGTGAAGTCGAGATCCAGCGTCGGCGCAATATCGCCATAGGCGGCGGGATCGCTGAGCAGAATATCCGCCTTGATCTTGTCGAGCTTGCGGGCATGCTCCATGCCCATCAAGCCTCCGCGATGACGTGTTGCTATGGTCATGCTGTCATCCATTGCAGTTCGTTTGCGGAAAGCGCCTCCGGCCAATAGATGAGGCGGCGAATGAAGCCGTTCAGCGGGGCGTCGTAGTAGCCGATAATCAGCGCAGAGAGGCCGGTCGGCAGGGTGACGCTACTGTCGGTTACGACAGCGGCGCCATTCCTCGAGAGCCGAGCCATATTGGCAGCGTAAGAGAGGGACACGCGGTCGAATACACCGAGCGTCGACGCCGCGGGGCTCAACGTTGCCTGATCAACGCCTGCCGCTTTTACAACGCCTATCGACGTGAGCGAGGTGCCATTCTGCAGAAGTCCAATCCGGTTGGTGCCAGGACCGTCCTGAGCTGCGAACACGCCAGGAAAACCGCTCGCCTGCCCGGGCGCGAATTCGCAGTAGAAAGTACCTTCGAGCGGGTTGAAGATATCCGTGAAGTCCGTTCCCGAGATGATCATGCTGTCGGCAGAGCGCGCCGCCGCGGCTGACGTCGTCGGCATGTACGGCACCGCAAACGAGGTTTGGGTGAGTTCGGCCTGCCCCGCGATAACTGTTCCCGTGGAATTATAGGCCGGTTCGATCGCCCACTGCACATAGGTGTTGGCGCTGCCGCCATCGACGCCGTAGAGGGTCAGTTCATAGATGCCTCCGCCTAAGTCGACCAAACTTGCCGAAACCGAAGTTGCGCCACCGGCGAACGTTGACACCGTCTTTGCTGACCAATCGATCAGAGCGATGGCGTAACTGAATGAGCCGCCGAGAAAGCCAAGATAGCAGCGCGTGAATGCGGCCGTACCCTGCTTCAGCCGGACGCAAAGTCGGTGCTTTGTCGAACCGGGAGCGCTCATGTAATTCTGAAAGACGACCCCGCTATTCACGGTCGCATTCAAGGTGTCCATGGACTGCGCACCGTCGGCGCCAATTGTCGAATTGGCAGTTGGTGTCACATTGGTCTTTGTCCAGACAGCATTGTCGAATTCTTCCGACCGAACCAACAGGTTCGAATAGGCCCCAAAAAATCCCGTTCCTTTGGCCTTGCCATCCGTGTCCCGATCGACATAAGGCTCATCGAACGTCGTCGGGACAATCACGCCTTTGTGGTTCCGCCGGTATCCGCCGATCGACGGCCGAGAGAAACTGTCGAAGAACGGCGCGCCGTTGAGGTTCGTGAGGTCGAAATCCAATGTCGGTTTGACCTCTGTCACCTTGGTCGGGTCTGTAAAGGCGACGCCGGTCTTGTAGTTGATCGAAGTCACCGGTCCGCCTGAGATCAAGGCCGCCGACGCTGCAGCTTCAGCTGCTTTGGTAACCGCGAGATCCTTGGCTGCAACCGCGGTGTCCCGCGCGCCTGTGGCCGTTGTCGCCGCGCCGCTTGCCGTCGATGCCGAACCGCCGGCAGCAGAGGCACTCGCCAGCGCCGCGCCAGCATAGTGCTTGGCTGATCGCGTGCCAACGCCATCGACGTCGAGCCCGTCACCCTTCTGGGCCCAATCCTTGGACAGGTTCATGGCGGTGATGGCTTCGTCGGCCGCCTGAATAGCAGCCAGCGTATCGCCAGGCAGAGCGGCAATGACCCAGTCGGTAAACGGCCCAGGGTTGCCCCAGGCAGCTTCCACGACAACCACCAGCTCGCCGGTTTCCCGGTTCCAGTCGGACACCTGGGCAATGGCATAGTCGGTATAGTTGGCCACACGGCTCAAGCTGACGCGCGGCGACGGGGTGAATACCATGCGCTGCTCTTCGTCCTCAATGGTGAAGAGCAGCACATTGCCAGGCGCCAGAGCGGCCGAGCTGTCCGAATAGGCGATCAGGAAGCCCATATTGACGATGTTGCTGATCGCATTGATCTGCGGTGTCAGAACCTCGTTGATGCGCGCCAGCAGCACGCCGAGCACCTGGTCGCGCACGACGTCGAAATCCGCGCCCTTGATCTCGATCGTCTTGAGCCGCGCCTCGATCGCGCCGAGCAGCAGCGCGATATTTTCGAGGCTGAGTTCCCAATCCTCGTCGAGACGGACCTGCTCAGCCAGTGACTTCTGTGTAGCCATCAACGTCTTCCAAGTGTTCGAGGAGACGGGCGCCACTGAGCGTCAGGGGAAGGCCCGGCCGTGCATAGGTGCCGGAGCGACCGAGCTTGATCGGCCGCTTCAGCGTGACGTCATACTGCGCCTCCGGATTGATATCGGGCGCAGCTTTGGTTGTCGGCTTCTTGGCCATTGAAATGCTCCTTAAGCGAAGGCCACGGACTTGCGGCTGGTAATGGCGAGCTGGTCGGCAGCGTCGGACGTCGTGGCCTCGATCCGAATGCGGAAAGACGTCACAGCCGAGGCCAGGTTGAACACCAGCTTGCGCCGCTTCAGCACGTCCTGGGTGACCGGCACTTCGAGATCGATCGTGCTGTCGGAGTTCTCGACGGTGGTATAGCCGGCGCCGACCAGGATCTTGGCGGTCAGCGTGTGGTGGCCCGCGTTCCAGTGCTTGGCCGCCAGCTCCACCTCGACCGTGTCGCAGGCGCTCGGTAGGGTGATGATCTTCGAGATATGCGTGAGCGACGTGCTGTTGCGACTGACCGTTACCGATGACCGCAGCGCACCGATGCCGAACATGGGCATGCTGTCCGTCGTGCCGATCAGAATGGCCCGCAGCTGGATGATATTCGGCCGGGTCGCGAGCGGTGAGATCAGCGTCTCATTGACGACGGTCAGCGACTTCCACACGCCGCCGATGAAACCCTCCCACTCGATGCGGGTGCCTTCCGGAATATAGGTGTCGCAGTTGATCTCGATGCGGCCGATGCCGCCCGAGAGCTCGACGGGGTTGAGCTGTACCTCGACACGGGTCTGATCATAGCCCGCGAACCACAGCACCATGGCGAGGTCGAGATCGCTGGAACCAGCCTGCCATTCGCCGTTGTTTTTCTGAAACAGCTGACCCTGGCCGTACTTGTTGCCGCTGACCACGGCAAGGAAATGCGCGCCTTGGCTGATCGCGACCAGGCCGTAGCGCTGGCCCTTGACCATGGCGTCTGCACTGAAGACGAAGGTAGTGGGTGTTTCGCCGGCGGTGTCGGCCACTATGTCGCCCGGCGCTTTGCTGACCTTCTGGATCACGCGCGACATGTTGGGCCGGCCAGCGGTATCCAGCTCTGTCAGGTAGAGGTGGACGTCTCCGATCGCCGCCTTCTTGGTGAAGAACAGGTCGACCTTGGTCAGCGCACCCTGCTGAGCATTCAGGAAGGTCTGGCCCAGCGTGAAGCCATTGACGGTTTCCGTCGTCTTGACCGTGTCCCAGTAAGGCTCCTCGATCGCCTTGAGGACGCGATAGGTCCAGTTGCTGCCGAGCTGCTTGGTGATGCCATACGCGTAAGTCGCATAGCCCTCGCCGAGCGCCGATTGCCAGTAGCTCAGAACCTGATAGCTCCACTGCTCTTTCTCCCCGGTCTGGGGATTGGTGCGGGTATAGTCGGCATAGCCGGTGCCATCGGCATTGTTGGCATAGTCGAGCGTCCAGCTGCCGTCATAGAGACCGTCCGGTTGCACCGACTGATAATGGATATTCTGCCATTCGGTGCGAGTGCGCGTCAGCTTTTCGACGCTCGTCGTGGAAACATTGTAGTTCGCCAGCGCGATTTCCGCGTCTTTGCCCGTGATCGACAGACGAGCGACATTGATGTGGCGCGCTCCGACCATGTTGTCGGAGACGGTAATACGCGGATCGGTCGAGTTGAGCAGCCCGAGCGCCGAGCGCGCAAGGCCGGCATTGCCAAAATGAAGACCGTCGCGGACATAGGCCGAATAGCCGGAAAACGCGGTATCGGAATAGTCCTCGTTGAGATAATTGTCGGCCTCCCAAGCCGTGTAGTCGGACGGCAGTTCGGCCAGCTTCTTCGTCAGTGCGTAGTCGAGCGCGAGGTTGGTGACGAAGGACATCGGCGCCCTCGTCTTCAAGAGCGCCGCCAGGCCGGAAATATCCGTGCCGAGCGTGTCGATGCGCGAGCCGGCCAAGTCGAGGCGCTTCTCGACCAGCGTGAGCCGAGTGTTGAGCGACTTGACAGAGGGCAGCCTGTTAGCCGCGACCATTGTGATGTCGATGACATCGGTGGTCGACATCGTCACATAGGCAATGGCAAGCAGATTGGCGTTGAGGTTCGGAGGCGACGGATCTGCGTTCTCGGCGCCAGGTACCGGTGTGATTTCGGCGTGCCGCAGGCTCTCGACCGAAATCTGGCGCGCTTCCGTGGTGCGCAGCTGCGCATCGAGCAGGAAGGTGCGCGGCTGCTGGTCATTGTCGACAAGCGTGCCGTTGACGGCGATCGTCACGATCCGCTTCTGGTTGATCGCCAGGTAGTTGAGCAGGTTGAGCGGGAGCCGCGTCTCGGCGTCGTCTACGAACACCTTGCCGGCCTCATAGTACCGACCCGCCGCGACGGTCACTTCGCCGACACCGGTGCGCACGACAGAGAAGCCGACGAAGCCCTGCAGATCCGTGATGCCGTCCATCACGACGTGATCCATGGACTCCCGGGCGAAGTCACCCATATTGTCCAGATCGCTGCGGGTGACCTTCTGTTTCGACTGGAAATTGACTGTACGTTCCATGGGAGCCCCAGATCTTCGTTAGAGTGTTGCCGGCACGCGCGCGCCGAGTTTCATGCCGGAATTGAGCCGCGGCGCGTCGCCGAGCGTGAGCGGTTTGGTGGTTTCGAAAGTGACAAGAACCTTGTCGCGCTTGGCCTTGGCGGCCACGATCGCGCGCATGATCTTGTCCAGATGGCGGAGATCTTCGTCGGCGAGGAAGTCCTCATCCAGGAAGCTGACATCGAGCACGAAATGCCCCCAGGGCAGGATGGTCGTTGCATCGATCATCAGCTCGAGCGTGAAGCGATCCATGTCGAGCCGGCTGACGTCGAGGAAGGAAATGCCGTCGACCAGGGGTGCGGCGATATCCGGATTGAGGAGATGCAGCACGTCGGCGAGCATCATTCCGCCTTCGTCCTCGGTCAGAAAGCGATCATCATCGAGATACCAATCGTCGAGGTGAGCATCAGCCAGCGCGTCGCCGATCAGGCTCTCTCTGATGTAGCGCACGTCGCGCGGCCGATAGCCGATCGGCACCGCGGTTAGCTCGAGGGCGCTTTCCTGATAGATGAAACTCCGGTTGAGGGCATAGCTATAGGTCTGCGGCGCCCGCTCATCGCCATCGAGAAAGCCAGTCGCATCGTCCTCGAGGAAGCTTTCGTCGAGAATGAAGGCCGCGCCGGCAAGCCCGGGAATGACCACGCGCTCGGTCGCATAGCCGGGTCGCTCCTCGCGCGTCTCATAGACCCGCGACAGCAAGAGCTTCTGATCCTCGCCGCCGGCATTCTCCCGGAGATAGGCCTGGCGTCCGTAAAGCGCCTCGCCGTCGTCGAACTCCTCGAAGTCCTCGTCCAGAAACCAATGGTCAAGATAGAGGCCAGACGGCGGCACCCATTCGCCCTGGCCTTGCGCGAAGGTCACCCGGACCCGCGGCATCTGGTCGATCCAGGCCTGCCACTGCGCTTGGGTCAGATCCTCGGCAAGATAGAAGCCCTGGGGCGCGGCGAGATCCTCGACCAACCGCCCGCCAGCGATCTCGATGAAATCCCTATAACCGGCATAGGTGCCCTTCGACCATTCGAGCTGCACCCACCGCTTGATGATCGAGCGCTTCTTGAGCACATCCCAATCATCGTCCCAGAGATCGACCGAAAGCGCATGCGCAAGGATAGACAGATATTCGGCCGGGCAGAGATCAGGATCCCAGAAGGTCTTGATCACTTCCGGCTCAAGCTGATCGAGCGCGGTGCCATAGACCGTCTCGATCGCTTTCTCGAAGATGCCGGACGAGGATGGCAGAAGCGACTGAAAGGTCACAGCTGCACCTCATAGGTCAGGTTGATCGACGTCAGAAACGGCGCCTTATCCCGCGCCGATGGAATGTCGGCCAGCGGCGCGGTGACCTCGACATTGATGACATTGGGGTCCCAAAGCGCAGAAACCGCACCGACGGCCGTGACAAGGCCGCCAATGTGATGGCGCGCGTCGGCGAAGGCCTGCACTGCCGTACGGCGAGCAGCGACGACGGCTTCGGGCGATGCCCCTCGGCGGATAATCAGCTTGGCCGCCAGGGACCAGGTGCCCACGGTCGCGCGACGCACCTCCACAACATCGGTACGCGGCCGCGCTGTCTTGGGGTTGAGCGCTCGCACAACGGAGGCCATCGCCTCATCGGAAACCGAACCGCCGTCAGCGGCGAGCAAGTAAACGCCAACATCGCCAGGTTCGAAACCGAGCTCAGGCGCTTCATAGCCATAGACCTTGATATCATGGCGTTGCGGCCACGCGGTGGCGGCGGCATAGATATAGCCATCTTCCGATCCGGCAGCCGGCCGCGCGAAAGCGGCAAGATAGCGATCGAGAAGCTTGGCGTCGCTCTCCCATGCCGTCGCGTTGCCGTCCTCATCGAAAGCCGTTGCAAGCCGCTGGACATTGGCTCGTGCGACGACCTGATCGAGATCGGTACCGCGCGCAAAGGCGGGCAGCACGGCGCGCAGCGCATCGTTGACCCGAGCACGCAGCAACAGCTCGCGATAGCTCTCCGCCCGACCGATGACGACAGGTGGGCTATGCGCCAGCATGTCAACGTCGTAGGCGGGCAGATTGAGATCTGGATTGCTCGCCCGCACGCTCTCCCAGTAGGACTGGAAAAGCGTCTTCTGGCGCTCCATGATCGCGGCATGGCTAAGCGCCTCGATCGCCTCTGGCGGCGCGAGGTCGGCAACATTGATGATCGTTGTCATGCCGCCGCCCGAATGCCCCTGCTGTCGAATGTCAGTGTGAAATTCACCATCCGTTCGACGGTGAAGTCGCCGAGATGGCCGCGTGGCCGATAATCGACCTCGATGCCGAACTTGGCACTGCCGAGCCGCAGCTGGTCGACCGAGCCTTCGAACAGGATCTGCCGCACCTGAAACCGCGGCTCCCAAAGGTCGATCGCCGTAACGATCAGCTGCTGAAACGCCATCATCAATCGCGGCACCATCAGCCTGCCGAGGAGATCGAGCAGCCCAGCGCCGAATTCGCGCAGCATGATCGTGTCGCCGAGCCGCGTAATGAAGGTGACTTCCACCCCTTGCAGCGCCGACTGGAAATTATCGATCACCGCGCCGGTATTCCTGTCGAAATCGGCCATCTCAATCCACCTTCAGGCCTTCATTCGTATGCGTCGCACCCACATCTTTCCCATCATGGATCTGCATTCCGCCAGTCTGGGTGTACCCGGCGCCTGTAAAGGAGAAAGTCGTGCCACCGACGGTGAGGTTGACTCCGTCACCACTCTGCTCCCAGGTGGCGCCGCCGATCACCGACGTAAGTTTGTTGTCCGCGACCGTCAGCTTGACCCCGGCATCTTCGAACACATTCGCGTTCATGTCCTGATTGGGACTGGGATGCTCGTCAGAATAGCCAGCACGCACGATCATCGCCTGGCGAAGATCGCCACCGGGGCAGAACAGCCCCACACGCATCCCTTTTTTCAGAGGCACTGAGCTCTTGGCCGTCTCGGGATGCGGTATCCACCCCGACAGGAACGGCTGCCCGTCCTGCCCCTCGCCAAGCTTGACGCGATACCCTTGCTCGGCATCGACCTCCTCGATCGAACCTTCGAGCGCCATGCTTGAGAAAGCATTCTTCAGCACATGAATGTCTCGGATAATCGGCCCGAGCATGTCGGCGACCATCTTGCCGAGATCCTCCCCGAGACTATCCCTGCTCACGGCTGATCCTCGTCCTCGGCCACGACCTCGATATCGTCCCGGCCGTCATTCGCAAACACGCCCGTGGTGAAGTCGTCACCCTCTGGATCGAGCCGATGCAGGCCCAGTGCGGCAAAGGCCGTTGACGAAAGTGCCGCCGAGGCCTGCGACCGCGCAATCGGATCGTCGCTCGCGGCCTTGCTGAAGAGATCACGCCAGATCGCTATCAGATCGGCATAATCAGGGATGGCACCCACGGCAGTCATGATCGCGTCGATATCTTCTGGCAGATCTGCGCCGAAATCTGGTTCAGCGATCATGGTGCCGCTGATCTCATAAACACGGGCGGCATATTTCCGGCCGCCCTCGGGGTCGGTTATCCGCAAATCCTTGACGCGTCCAACATGCGGGACCAGTTGCCGGAATCGGTCGCCCCAGACATTGGCCGGATCGGTTAGCGCCTGTTTCCATTGCCGATCGAGAATGTTGAGGGTCGCCTCCCGCGCGGCATCCGTCGAACCGATCTCTTTGAATTCCTCGACCCGCTCGGTGCCCTCTCCGGTGACGACGATATAGCTTCCCTTCGTTGCAACTGCCGTCTGAATATAGATTTTCGTCTCGGCGGCGCGACCGAAAAGGCCCCGGCCATACTTGTCGTCGAGTTCAACCTCCTCGATCGAACAGGCAATTACCGGCTGCTCGTCCTTGTAGTCGAAGGCCGATAGCCCGGTAATATTGCTGTCCAGCACCGCATTGCCGGCCAAGGTCTGCCCTCGGAAGGCTCGCACCATGCAAATCTGGGTCAACTGCCGCACGATGGACATCGTCAGCCACCTCGCGACACAAAGAACAAGGCAACCTTCGCACCGTCGTCACCGGCGCGCACGATCTCGCAGCGCTCGCCGCTTGCACGCTCGATCACATCACCGGACCGAGGGTCCCAGGAGAGAAGCTCGCGCGGGATGGAAAACGATGGGTTGTCCTCAGAAATAGGCATCAGAGGCCCAGTCCGATCGCTGCCACCAAGCTTGACCGGCTCAAGTGCATAATCAAATCGGGCGGCAATGTCAGTCATCACCGCCCGATCCGGGTCCGCCACCCTCTTCAACTCCCCAGCCTTCATCGGCCGGATCGTCACCTTTTCCCCAAACGTCTCGCGCGACTGGCGGACAAGCCGCGCCTTGGCCTGGGCGAAATCCATAGGATCAGGCCTTGAGCGCTGCGAGCGCGGCCTTGGCAGCCTCAAGGGCCTTCTCTGCCTCCGCCTTCTTGGCGAGATCGTCGCCGGCTGCGATCACAGCCGCCTCGGCGTCGGAAACAGCCTTCTCCGCATCGGAGAGCTTCCTAGCCGCGTCCTCGTCGGACTTGGTGACGGTGGCCTTCTTCTGCGCCTTCTCCGGCGCGGCCTTCGGCTTGTCGACTTCGACCGCGAACCTGTCGGCGATCAGATGCCGGCCATAACCCTCCGGAACTTCCGCCGGCTCATGTGCGCCGATCGCGACATCTTTCTTGGAGTCCATCGCAGCGGCGCTGAGAATGAGGCCGTTGGGTGCACTGATCCATATTTTCTTGGACATGACAGCATCCTTTCCGTTGCCGCACGCCTCGCGATCGAGGCGTCTGGAAACAAAAAGGCCGGGCTCCTGCCCGGCCTTTGCCTGGTCGATCCATTTGGGCCGATCAGGTGAGGGTCAACTTGCGCAGCACTTCCGGCCGGGTGCAGATCGAAATCGCGTTCATCTGCACTTCGAGGTCGTAGCCCTTGCCGTTCCGCTTCTCGGTGGCCCGGGAATAGTACGGCAGACCCTTGGTGTTGACGGTCTCGTTGTAATCAGCCGGCGCAAATCGGGTGATGAAGAGGTCCGCGACACCCTTCGGCACAACACGCGCCTCGTTGGCTGCGATATAGGGCGCACCGAGATCGGTTGTGGCCTTGGCGCCGGTCTTGTAGCGCTCCCAGGTAGCGCCCGCGAACTGGAACGTGTCCGGCACATCGAGACGGAGCTGTGCCGCGCCCTGATGATAGATGAACGTGTCCTGCACGGATTTATGCGTCCAAAGCGCCTTATGAAGATCGCGACCGGTGAAGACGTGTAGTCCGTCATAAGGCTCGTCGAGAGAGTCTTCGATGCTGTAGAGCACATCCTGGAACAAGGAAGCGACCTTCGTCGCATCCACGTCGAGCTCCAGCGATACTGCGTCCGGCACCGCAATCCCGAAGGCCGTATAGAGGTTGATCAGCGTCCCGCCGGATTTGGACGTGACGATGCCCTTGATAGCGCCGACGCGTTGATGTTCCAGCGTCATGGTCAGGTCGGCAGCGTGACGCTGCGCCTTTCCGTTCACACGATCCTCCAGCATCTCGGCAGAACTCTCGCTGCCAAACGCGCGGACATTCTGCACTTCATCGGCGAGAATGCTGTCATCGCGCTGGTAGTGCGGGATTTCGACCGGGATCTTCTTGCGATCTTCGTCGTCGGTCGTTTCGCCGGGACCGCCGCGCTGGCTGGGATCGACCAGGCCGAGCTTGCCGTCCTTCATCTCGACCGAGATCAGCGTCGTGGTGACGCCGTCTTCTTCGAAGATGCCGGACGCGGACACCTGCCCGGGGCGGTAATGCTTCTTGTTGACAGCGGCGGTCAGGCTTTCAAGGCTGAAAGGATCGCCGGTATGAACATTCTGAGAGGTCATGTCAGTTCTCCTTACCGTGCCTTGATGCGCGAATTCGCGCGCAACTGCGCGATCTTCGCCTGTTTTTTGGTGTTGTCGTCGACGCTGGCGTCGAAGAGCAGCATCGGCTCCTTTACCTCTGCATCGTTGGCGATGCAGACCGCATCGACGGCCGCCGAAGTCGCATCTACGCCGTAGGCCAGGATTGCGCTTGCACTCTCGATGCCCGCCTTGTTGGCGGATGCTGCATGTGTTGAGGGCCAATACACGCCGCTTCCAGCGGCGACAGTGATATCGAAGCCGTCGCCGGCCACGAATGGCGTGCCGCCGGCAGTGGTGGTAAATCCGAGATCGTTGGCATTGGCCGCGCCATTGGCGCCGGCGCCGAGCGAGAAACCGTCCGGGTCGGTCAGCGTCCATGCAGTTGCAGAAGTAAAGCGCAGCGCGTAGACGCCGGCCTTCGCGCCGCTGAGCACGGTAACAGCGCTGATAGTACCGTTACCCGTATTTCCGCCGCTCTTCGCCGCCGCGGTCGCTGCGCCAATCGACAGCTTGCCGAGCACCGTCCCGGCCTCAAGCTTGCCGGCGCCGGAAGCAACGGTCAGAACTTCGCGGCTCTGATAGCCGTTCGCCTCCGACAGGATGAAGGCCAGAGCCCTCGCCTTTTCAGTGATAGCGCTCATGATCAGGCTCCTTTCTGGGCCGCTTCGCGGCGCGCCGCGTAGATCGAGCTCGGGTTGAGATCAGCCTTGGCGGACGTCGCATTGGCGCCGCCAGGCTCGGTGAGGCCGGCAGAGGCCAGACGCTGCTGCTCGTAAGACGCAGCGGCGCTGGGTTTGCCGGCGGTGACATTGGCCGTCACGTAGCCGACCACGTCTTCAGCCGCCATGTCTGGCGACTTGGTGGCCAGGTCGAGAGCGGCCGACATGCGCGTGCCGTCGCCCTTGATGCCGTCGGCAGCAAGAATGGTCGTCACCCGCTCGGTCGCCTCCTTGCGGCCGGCCGCCTTGCCATCGGTCTCCGCCTTCGTCACAGCGGCCTTGTGATCGGCCTCCGAAATCCCGGTCGTAGCCGCTCCGGGCGCGGTATCCTTGTCAGCCATCTCGGCCTCCTTGCTGGCCCCGCAGGGGCGGTTGATATCTTCATTCACGTCCGCCGGATCGGTGGACATGGCGGTCCCGTCCGGCCCGGCGACTGCCGCCCGGATTGTGTCGAGAAGTCCCATGGTCTCAGGTCCTATTGATAGCCGTCACGAAGGCATCGTAAGCCGCGACCGGATCGGCGATCGCATCGATCAGGCCGAGCGCCAGCGCACCGTTGGCGTCATAGGCCTCGGCCTCGGTCTTGAGCGCCTTGGCTGCCGTGAACCGGCTACCGCGTCCCTTGCCGACGACAGCGGCAAAATCCTGCCGCATCGCCTCGACCTGCGCCTGCCACCGCTCAGCAACATCCGACGGCAGCGGCTCATAGGGGTTGCCCTCGGCCTTGCGCCCGCCGGCCCGGATGATCGTCACGGACACACCGGCATTGGCGATCTGGCGGGAATAGTCAGCGTGCATCATGATCACGCCGATCGACCCTGCCCCGCCGAATTTCGGCGCGATGATCTGCCGCGCCTGGCTGGCCAGCAGATAAGCGGCCGAATACGCATAGTCGGTCAGGATAGCGATCGTCGGCTTGGCCTTCGACAGATCGGAAATGGCGGCCGCGGTTTCGAAGCCGCCGCTCACCTCGCCGCCGAAGCTGTCGACCTCAAAGACGACCCCGCGCACCTTTGGCGACTTCTTGGCGATGCTGATTTGTGCCTGAAGCCCTTCGTAAGACGTCACGCCCGACGACTTGCCGACGAAACTGCCCTTGTGGACCAGGCTGCCTTCGATCGGAATGATCGCGACCGTGCCGTCGAGATAGAACGGCATTTCATCGTAACGCTCGTAGAGCTTGGCCAGTTTGTCGCCGAGCTTGGCGGCCGATGGCCGGCTCGTGCTGTGGTCGACAGCGCCGCCAGGATTGGCCACGACGATATCAGATCCTGCAATGCGACCGCCCAGCCCATCGACAAAGGCTTCTGCCTTGCGCGGATCATACATCAGCGGCGTATCGAACAGCCGCTGTGCGATATGACCATAGGCAAAGGACATCGATCTACCTCGTCAATACCGCATGACTTTGCGGTACCGGGCACGCTTGCCCGTCGTTTTCGCTGTGCAGGCGGCCCCAAGCCGCAGCAGTTCCTTGTCGAGCTGCGCCATGTTGGCGGCACTCACCCGCATCATTTCGCGGCTGACCGGCGACTGGATCGAGATTTCCTCGACATGCTCGCCGGAGAGGATCTTGAGCTTGACGGCATAGAGCGCCTGATAGAGCGCGCAGGAATCGTCCATGTCGACGGCGGCGCCGTTTATGGTCACCGTGCTCACGCCGCCTTCTCCTTGTTGTCCTTGCCCTCCTGCGAAGGCATCGATCCTGCCTTGCGGTCGAACGGGCTCGGCACGCCGGCCTTGATATACTTCTGGTGCCACATGACGCGGCTTTCGAAGACCTCTTCCGGGTCGAGCCCGCGCGCGGCGCATTCGACCTCGAGCGTCGACGTGCCATTGAGCACCCGTTCGGTCACCGCCCGATCGCGCTTCTCGTCGTCAGCCGAAGGCCGCGGCGGCGGCACCATGCTGGCCCAGGTGAGCGCTTCGCGGTTCGCCGTGAAGACGTCGTATCCGCCCTTGAACGCGATCCGGCCCTCGCCGATCGCCTCGTCGAGCCAGCTAGCGAACGGCACCAGGTAGTTCGGCGCAACGATCCGCTCCGTCCGGCGAACGGCCATCGGATAGACGACGGCGTTCTCCATGTTCGTCGAGGCATAGCTCGCATTCTCTAAATCGAGCGTATAGCCGCCATAGGAGACGCCGAGCGCCCGCGCCGTCTCGCGGTCGATCGCCGCCCGGAAGCTCGTATAATCGGATCCAGGCACGCTGAGCTGCTCGAAATTGAGCTTCTCACCCGGCGCCAGGTGCGAAATCCCGGGATCGTTGCCGACCTTGATCTCACCTTCGGCCGCCTTATCGAGCTGCGCCGAGAAATAATCGACGAAGTCTTGAGCGATCTTGTCGCCGTCCTGCTTCGCATTCTCCTTCAGTGCCTCAAGGCCTTCGAAGGCGTCGGCGCTCGGCGCTTCCGATGTCAGCGTGATCGCATACATCGTCTGCAGGAACTTCATCTGGGCTGTTGCGTCGTCGACATTCTCGCCCATCAGATACTTGCGGAACGTCGCCGCCAGCGGCGAGATCCCGCGCTCGTCCTCGGCCGACATTGGATCGAAGACATGCACGAATAGCTGGCGACCTTGCCGGTCATAGGCCGGCAGGTCGACCTTGCGTGTGATCCCCCGCTCGCGCATCTCGCAGCGATAGGCCGTGATCCGGCCGTTCCGGTCGCGGATGACGCCCTGGAACATCCCCTCCATCTCGCTCGTGTCCTGCACGATGCGGGTCGGCGAGAACACCGAATACTTCGTTCCGGTCTTGATCCCGTAGCGCGCCCTCGTGGCGCTGCTCATATAGTCGACTACCCCGCCGCTCTCGCCAAAGGCGAGCCAGTTGCGGATCGACAGATCCGCCTGCTGCGGGATCGTCCAGTCGCCCTTGCCGTGGCATTCGCGCTTGTCCCAGCACCAGACACGGTAGTGGTCGCGCACCAGCTTCTTGAACGCCTTCGCCTCTTCGGGCGAATAGCCGAACGGCTGCAGATTCGGCTGGTAGTTCATCAAGAGCTCGACGCCGCAGCTGTCGGCGATCATCTGGTCCGCCACGCCGCGCAGCCGCCCGGAATTCTGGATGAGATCCATGGCGAGCGCCCCGACCCGCCGCCACACCCGCCGGACTTCGTCCCGATGCGCCATCAACGACGCCGGCCGCGACGCGATCACCGCCGAGCGTGTATCGCGCAGATAGGACGCCTGCGGCCGCACGGGTTCAACACCCGCCACGGCGCGCCCCGCCTGCACCCTCACCCTCGGCTTCGTCATTTCCGCTTCTTCCACCTGTTCTCGCGTGGCGTTTCCTTGACCGCCACGGCGACGGCGGTTTTTGCGGCAACCTCGGCAGCGACGACGATCGGCGCCGGCGACAGAAGATCAGCGACCGGCGATGGTTCATGCTGCTCGCGCAACCGATCCCATTCCGCCCTCGTCATCCGCGATAGGCCAAGATGCTCGGCCATCGCCATGGCGTAGATCCTGCAGTCGAGATAATGGTTATGCTCGCGCCGCTTCTTCCATTCTTCCTTCAGCCTGCCCTTGACGAGCTTGGCCTCGAAATACTCGGCCGTGAGCTGGTGGAAATATTCCTCGCCGAGCCCCTGATGGAAATGGCAGTAGCCGGGCGGGTCACGCTCCTCGCCGGCTGCCAGACCGGTCTTGTGCAGGTTGCCGTAAAGCTCCGCCTTGAGCGACCATGTACCGACTGGCCAGGCCATCGCCGAACCATAGCGCCGCCGCTTGCCGCCCTTCTTGACAGATTTCCGGCTCGGCACGCTGATCGCCGGTTGGCCACGCCCGGGCATGCCCTTGGTCGCATAGGCGTTAGGGTGGCGGCGGCACCATTCCAGCACCTGGTTGGTGCGATAGCCGCTATCCACTGCGACGGCATCGAGCTTGCGCAAGACGCCATGCGCGTCGACAAATTCCTGATCGACAAAGGCGGAGAAGGACTTCCATGCCCCCTGCTGCGGATTGTCCGTCGCGCCCTCGAAGAACTCGGCGAAGACGCACCAGCTTTGCCGGTCCTCGGCAAAGGCGACGCCCTCGACATAGATGCCGTAGCTCTGCACGTCGGCGCCGGCGACAAAGATCAACCCGCCGGCAGGGATCGTGTGCGATGGATAGGCCTCACGCCGCTCCATCAGTCTCTGATGATCCGGCGCATTGCCCTTCATCGCATAAGGCAGCGCCAGGACGAGATTGTGATAGTCCTTGGCCCCGGCCTCTCCCTTGGCCTCGAAGGCGATGAAGTCCTCGGCAATCGCCTCGTAGCTCATCATCAGCGACATGAAGGCGTCGACATTGAAGCCCGGGTGCCGGTCGATCTCGTCGAATGTTCGGACATAGCGCCCGAGCCGCACACCGTGCACCCGCTCCATTTCCGAGATGTGATGCGTGCAATGCGGGCAGCGCAGCAGCGTCTTGAACGGTTGCTTTCGATCGATGACGAGCAACTCGTGGCTCTGAACCAGCCCGCGGCCGCATTCGGCGCAAGGAATATGCCAGAACCGCTGATCTGACCGCCGAAACGATCGGTCGATTCGGCAATGACCAGGTCCCTCGCCGAGCGCGTCACCGCTGTCGAGCTCGGGCGTCGACAACTCGAAAATCTTATATGTCTTCTGCCGACGGAATGCGGTGAAGCGGCCGAAGAACAGGTTTTCGGGATCGGCGCCATTCGGCAGCTGCTGCCACTTCGACACTTCGTCTTTAACGCCGAAGCGGCAGGTCTTGGCCGACAGGTCCATGACGGTGTTGGCATTGGCGAGATAGATCGCGCCGCCGGCAAACCGCTTCTCGTAAGTCGTGGAACCCGAGCCAGACCGGTCCTTGACCGGGTAGATCACGCTCTTGCCCGAATGGCGTTGCCACTCGTCGATCAGCGGCTGGATCTTGCCGCTATTGATGTCCTGCAGTGCGTCGATGCCGGGCACGCCATAGAGTGCATTGTCCGGCGCCGTCTCGGCGATGTAGAGCATCCATGCCAGCGCCAGGATTGAAACCCCTGTCTGCTGCGATTTGCGTACCGTGACCAGATTGCAGGGATGCTCGAGATCGAGGCAGTCCGCAATCTCCACTAGGTATGGCGCATCGACCGCCGACCACAGCTCGCCTTTACGCGGCCCGTCGACGAGGATGATGTTCTTCGCCAGCCATGACGAGAACGGCAGCGGCGGCACCGGGCGGATCGCTTCGGCAAGACCACCGGACACCAGGCGCAGCGCGCCGGGATGTGCGTTCATTCCTCGCCATCCTCGATCAGCGCATCTGTGGCTGGCGCAACGTCTGCAATCGCGCCGAGCTTGTCGGAAACCTCGTTGCCGAGTTCGAAAGCAATCTTTCGCAGCATGACGCGGACGCCATGGACACCCTCGCGCGACACCGCGAGCGCGATGTCATCGGCCCGGTTCTGCAACCGCCCCATGACCGTCTTGATCTCGGTACCGGCGACGCGCACCGCCTCTGCGATCATGTCCTTTCGCACCAGCTGCCCCAGCTCTTCCTGGTGCCTGATCTTCTCGCGGCCGACCTTCAGCCATTCCGACTGCCGCCGCGCCTCCTCGAGGCTGTCGCCTGGCGACGTCTCTGGGGCCTTGGGTGCATCACCCTCGATCGGCCTTAGCGGCGCCGACACTTTCAGCGGGTTCGCATAGCGCTGACGAAACTCGTCGTAGTGCGCAACGCTCACCTTCATCACGCGGCCGCGGCCGTCGACTTCCACCGGCGTTTCCGGCTTCGCATCGAGCAAAGCCTTGATCTGTTTCGACACCGCCTGCTTCGACACACCATCGCGGCCAGCGATCTCGACCGCCGACCACATGATCAGTGATGGATCGTTCATCGCGACAACCTGACAACCTCAGTTGTCAACCTTGACAACCCTGACAACCCAATTTTGGAGGGTCTAAATCTGGAAGAAATCCGGGCGCTTCTCCGCCCGTGGTGGGTCGATTGAGGGGTACGGTCCCTTGCCCCCCCGGGGGGGGGTGGGTACCCCCTCCCCGACGCCCCTCTCGCCCCTATCCGAAGATGCCTGGGGCGAGGAAGCCGATCTCGTGCATCACGCGGGCGGGCAGCTCGCGGTTGACGACGTCGAAGAAGGCCGAGGCAGTCGCGCCCTTGACCATATCGGCCGGGATGATGACGCCACTGTCCACGAACTCCAGCGGGCCGCGACCCTTGCCTTCCCGTCGATAGACGTGGCCGTTCAAACCCTTTGCCGTCACCCGGTTGGGGAAGCGGCCGCCCTTCATGAAGGCGCCTGCGAAGAGCTGGCGATTGCCGAATGGTGCGGCGGTCACACCCTTGCGGGTCTCGCGTGCGCCGAAGAACTTCAACGAAACGTCGCCACCGCGCGTGGTCATCACATATTCGAGCGCATCGAAGTTCGCGCGCTTGACCTTGACGGCCTTGCGGATGACCTTTTGCTTCAGACCTGTCTGCGCCGCGAGTTCGCGAATAACGACAGTCTTGGCCTTATCGCCCGTGTGATTGATGGCGCGTCGGAAGACGGTGTATTTCTCGTCGCTCGACAGCCGTCCCATGGCATTTTCGACGCGCTTCAGGCCGGAAATGTCCTGCCAGCGCAGCCTCAACATGCTCATGACGACGCCCGGAAATGCGAAACCCGCCGCCGTTTCCGGTAGCGGGTTGGTTTGACCTTTTTCACTGTCCATAAGATGCGCCAAATATCAGTCGCAGTCAAATGCCCAAAAGGCCGAGAATTAGACCCGGTCTAGCGTCTCAATTGTTCTTTGAGACGCAAGCCATGGCGCGCGGTTTGGTCGGAAGGGAGCGATTTCGTGGTCCGAGAGTCGGCCTTTTAGCGCTTCGGCGAGGATCTCCAGCGCCGATTGCCACACTTGCCATTCAAGGCGCGCGACAATGTCGGCGCGGATCGCCCGATTGAGACGGAACTTTTGGTATGCTCCTGGCTTCGGCCTCCTGGCCTTATGGTCGAAGCCATCCTCTTCGTAGTCCTGCAGGACGCCGCTGCGGCGGTTGATCTTCGATTTCTTGATATACCAACTGCTGTCCCGGCCGTTCGCTTTCATGACAATAGCCTTGGGCTCTTCAGCGCGCCAGTCCGGACCTCGTTTCATGATTGCCGCCGATGTCACCAGATTGACGACCTGCTTTCCATTCATCCTGCCGCCACGTCCTATTTCGGCCGCTACGACCTGGGCAACTTGAGCTGAGATCAGTCCATGGGGATCCTCCCACTCTGGGAAAGGTCTCCAACCATCCCCGACTTCGAAGCCATCCCGGTCAGCGAGCTGCTTGACGACTTGCCCGACGATCAGAGCATCCGGATGAGGCTCGCCCTCATAGATGTAGCCCGAGACTACTCCAAACCCGTTGGGGCTTTTGTCGATCGAGGTTCCCAGTTCCATCATCTGAACCATGACATCGCTCGGGCTGAACCCCGGAATACCGCTCACACCCGCCCATACCTTGGGAAGTTCTGAAGTGAATGCCCAAATCAGCAAGTTTTCGATGGATATCAATCTCATAGTGCTTCCCCTGAGTGTCATAACGGACAGGACGGACACGTAGCCCCATTCTCAACGGACAGGACGGCCATCCTGATTTCTCAATAAATTCAACGCCAACGGACAGGACGGACAGGACGGACAGGTTGTCGCGCCTTACGCCATGGCGCTGCGCCCCAAGTTTCAAAAAATTCTCAGCCGCCGGATCTAGATTTTTTCTTCACCGCTTCTTCAACGCGCGTAGCGTAAGGCGACAATATCCTGTCCGTCCTGTCCGTCCTGTCCGCTATCATTGATTTCATTCGCTTTTCTTGCCTTCCCGTTCCCGCTGACCTGTCCGTGCTGCCTGCCATCACCTGTCCGTCCTGTCCGTTCCCCGGACCCCTTGAAGTGGGCAGGACGGGCCGCAAATGGCAAATGCTGCCCGTCCCGTCCGACAAAGGGTCCGGGTAATCGCGGATGAGGATCATGGATTGAACTCCTCGTCGTAGTTCGGCACGGGTGGCATGTCGTCGTCATCGGGCGGACCATCCTGCCGGCCCCGCCGATATTCATCGCGGATCAGGATGCCGCAGTAGCGCGAGCCGTTGTTCCGCTTGCGCGTGAACTGATGCATATGCCCATCAGGCCCTTCCCATGCTTTCATCGTCTGCTCGACGACACGCTTAGAGAAGGTGTTGCCGTTGAAGAGGAACAGGCCCTCGCGCTTGGCATAGACCAGGTAGGCGTTGAACAGCTCCTCTGGCGTGGCCCAATCCTTATCCTCCCCGGTCACCAGGCAGGCATTGCGGATGAAGGCACCGACGGGATCACTTTCCTCGCGATAAGCCGCCGTGGCGAGCTCCACGGCCTGCGGGATCCTCAGGCCCTCGTTGAGATAGTCGAGAGCGCCACGCACCATCCAGGCGAAGATCCCTGCGCTCTCGGTCATCAGCCTCGCGGGCAATCCGCGATCTATCTGCTCCTTGGTGATCTGGATCGCGAAATGCACCAGCTTGACGCGCCGCCACGTGCCGTCCGAATTGTCGCGAATGACCGGCTTGTGGTTGCCGTCGATCACCATCTTGAAGGCCGGCAGGAACTCGAAGAAGTCCTCATGCAGGCGTCGCGCCGGTATCTTGGTGCCGCCGGTCAGGAGTTTAATCAGTGCGTCCTTGAGCTTCACGCCCTCTTCCGGTTCGGAAGCCACCACAAGACGCGCGGATGGCAGGCGGGCGAGATCCGGCGTCGCCTCGGCGCCTCCACGCTTGCCCTCGCCGGCAAAGCTGTCGATCGACATGGTGACGGCATAATCGGCGAGAATATCGGTAATGATCTTGAGCAGTGTCGACTTGCCGTTATTGCCCGCGCCATAGAAGAATAGCAGGATCTGCTCCGACGTGATCCCAAGCAGGCTATAGCCGAAAAAACGCTGCAGGAATGAGCGTATGTCAGGATTCGGATGCATGAAGGTCAAGAAACGCTCGAATTGAGGGCACACCGCCTTCGGGTCGAAAGCCACTTCCGCCATTTTCGAGATCCTGTCGATTGCGCGATGAGGATCCATCCTGAGGCGCCAGACGCGCTTGCCTTCGTGCTGCACGGTGAAGAACCTGAGCGTGCCCGATCGCGTGTTGACCGCATGCGTCTCGCGATTGAGCTCGTCGACCTTCACCGAGCAATAGGGCCGCACCTCCTCCAGCATATTGTTGATGCGGTTGGTGCCGGCGGATGATTTGGCAAATGTGTGCCGGGTCGAGATCCGGCCGTCGCGCGCCCGCTGCGCGACGTCCATGCGTTCGACGCTGGCCTCGAGTTCGGCATATTTCACGTAATCGGCATCGGTCCACGCTGACGTTGCGTCGACCATCTTCTTCTTCTGCCGTTCGGCTTCCTTGCCGAGCTTGATCCTCTCCTTCACACCGCGAAGCAGGTCGAAGAGCCCGTCGTCCCAGTCCGCCTTGGCCGGCCCGAGCTTGACCTTCTCGACTTCGGCATCCTTGCCATCCTCGATCAACTCGTCGAGCTCGGCCATGCGTTCGTCGTCGATCTGGCTGGAGACGGCCGGCGGCTTGCCCATGGCGCGCATCTCTTCGAGCGCAAGGCGCCCGGCCTCGATGTCGGCCTGCTCCTCTGGCGGGCAATCGAGTAGGATTGCCTCCTCGTCAATGAATTCGGCGGTGATATGGGCGAGGCGGCGCACAACGGCTCCGGATTCGTCTTCAACCCACTTCTGCCCGTCATAGCCAAAGAACCCAACACGCGTGACACTCATGATGCTGTCGCCGAACCGGGTCAGCAGTCGCCTCGCATTGCCGATATCGGTTTCCGGTTCGCGAGCGCATTCCTCCAGAATCTCTTTCGGCGAGAGCTCGAGGCGCTGTTCCTCGATCTCAGGCGCCTCGACCGCGATCGGCTCGACGACGGGCATGAAGCCGGCCGCGCGCTCGGCAATCTTGGCCCGCACCGCCTCAGGCAGTTCGGGCGTCTTCTTCTTGTCTGCCATTCCCCTATCCCCGGACCGCCATCAGTCCCGCAAAATCAAAGCCGGGCGGCGCCGGCCATTCGAAAACATCCCGCCCCGGCCGCGAGAACCGCGTCTGCGCTCGCAGCATCTTCGAGGCCGTCGCCACGGGCTCACTGTCTCCATCCCCGATCAGGATCAGCTCGGTGACGTGTTCGGGCACCTGCATTGCGTCATCGGCCGACCGATCCGGGAGCGGGACTGGCCCCTCGACTTTCACGCGCCGCATCCGACCGCGCGCATCTTCCTTGACGAGCTCAGGGTGAAAGAAATCGGAGGCCGGGTCGCGCGGCCCGGCGAGATTGCCGAGATCACCGGCTGCGAAATAGAAACTGTCCTCGCGAAACCCTTCGCTGCCGGCAATGGCGAGACCGTTCTCGATGCCCTCACCCCCAACCCAGCGCGCTGCCGTCATCAGCCCGAACAGTGGGATCAGGGATCCCTTTTTCGTGCCGCGCATCTTCTTTGGCGGAAGCGGCTTGCCCTTGTCGTCGACGCCGAGATCGGGCCGATATTTGCGGCCCTTATTGCCGAGGTCGATCCATGTCTGGTGGCATCCCGTGATCTTGCGCTCGAGGGTGATGAAGGGCGCCACCATGGCCGGGCCGGTGTGCCAGGCCTGTTCATAGCCGCGATCGTCCTTGCCGTGCCAATAGGTGCAACGCTCGATACCGCGGATGGAGAGGAACACCGCCGGATGCATCTCAAACCCGGTCCGGAGCCTCAGATACTCGACCACGTCAGCGCATGGATCCTCAGGCGCATGGAGATAGATCCCGCGCGCCTTGGCCATCTCCTTGTCTCGCCATTCATTTTCCTGCCGCGCCTGGTTGGCTGCCGCCTTGGCATTCTCGGCCTTGCGCTCCGCCAGCCGTGCCTCGCGGTCCCTCTTGTCAGCGTCGGTTTCCACCTCGCCACCCTCAGGGATCGCTTTGCCAGTCAGCTCGGCGCAGGCAGTCAGAAACCCCGCGCGACTATGCAGGTCGTATCCATTCACCAAAGCAATCAGCCCGATCCCGTCGCGCCCGCCCTTGCCGCAACCGCGGCAATTCCACGCTTGGTGCCGTGCGCTGATCGAGAAACGGTCGTCGCCGCCACAGGCCGGGCACGGCCCAGCAAAGTTCTTGCCTTTGAGGTTGTAGCCCGCAATCTTCGCCGCCTCGGTGACCGAGACGCCGCGTGCTTCTTCGATGAATAGGTCAATAGCGGTGCTCACCGCCCCGCTCCCAGCCGGCCAAGCGTTGCAACGGCCGACCGCAAGGCCTCGCCCGTCTGCGTCCGGAACGGCACGCCCTCATAGGACCGATGCGCGGCGATATCGTCATCCTGCGCGATCCGGAGCTTGCCCGTCCGCTGCAGCGTCGCGACCAGCTGGTCGAGATCAAAGCCCTGGCGGGTCTTGCCCCAGTTCTCGCGGTCGAAGGTGATGAAGGGCGTTCCGGGATGAACGCTGCGGAGCTCGATCGGCTTCGTCACGTTGCGGAAATTGTCGATCTGCCCGATCGTGAATCCCCAATGCACGGCCGTCTTGCAGCAGTCGTAAAGCGTCGGCGCGATGATCAGCAGGATTTTCTCGCCCATCACGTCCACCTCTGCGACAGTGCCATGGATCGAAAATCTTCCTGTATATTGGCCACGATGCTGGCCGGTGCGGTTTCAAGCGCAGGGTCCAGCGCCGGTCGGTCAATGCGGTCGGCCATATGGGCAAAGGCAAGCTCGCGCTCGCGCTTGTCGCGGCGCTCGATAAAGCGCTCGATCCATTCGAGATCCTCGTCCGACATGCCGACGATGCCGCCCATCGACCGGCGTTCGCGCCAGGCCTTTTCAGCCTCCGACCGGAAGCGGCCGCCATACCAGATGCCGACCGCACGCACGCCGTCGGGCAGCCGGTCTATCAGATCGGGATCGCTGATCACGGCGCACCAGCTCGGCCGGTCCGCCTCGGAACAAGCCAAAACGCCCATCAGTGCGCGAGCTGGATCATTCGTAGCGATGTAGAGGGTGATCTCAGACATCGGCCATCTCCGGCTCTACCTCGATCTCGGGATCTTCGAACAGCCGCGCCTCCGGCGGCAGGTCGAGTTGCTCGATGTTGCGTACCGCCTGCCGGAAGTAATTGGGCTTCAGCTCAAACCCGATGCCCTTTCGCCCCATCTCGACGGCTACATAGACCTCGGATCCAATCCCAAGGAACGGCGTGAGCACGGTCTCACCAGGCAGTGACCACAGCTCCATGCACCGCTCGATCACGTCGAGCTGCAGCGGCGAAATGTGCTGCTCGTCCTTATGGTCGCGCGCCGAGCGATACTGCAGTGTTCGGGTTTGGCGGATATCCATCCAGACTGGCGACGCATAGCGCTGCCAGACCGACACCGACCGCCACATGTCGAAAGGCCAGGGCTTTTTCTTCTCTGCCTCGACCGACCGGCAATAGGCGGCATAGCCGTCCTCCGTGAGGTCAAGCCCGCCATCACCCGCACCCGGCCCGATCCAGCGATCGAACATTCCCGCGATCGCAGTGTCGTTCTCGCCAGGCTTGCGGAACATCACCATGTAATCTGCAAGTCCCTGACCCGAAAGCGAGGCGTCCTTGACCAGCTGCTTGTGCAGAAGCCGGATCGACTTGGTCCGCGTCTGCGCAACCACGGGATCCTTCCAGATGCAGACCTCGCTGTGCATGATCCAGCCTGCCGCAAGATAGGCGCGGATCACGTCGCCGCGAAAATCCCGCATGCCGATCGCGCCGTCGCGATTCTTCGAGGTCGGCAGCTGCATGCAATGTACGGCATGCAGCCGCCCGGGTTTCGTGACGCGCAACAACTCAGAAATCAGAAAGCCGTAGTGCCGCCAGAAGGTCTCGCCTTCTGAATTGGAAATATCCCGCTCGGCGTTGGAGAACTTGTACAGGCCCTCGAAGGGTGGCGAATGGATCCCGAAATGCACCGACGATGTCGGCAGCGCCTTGATCAGCTCGCAGCAGTCGCCGTGATAGAGCGCGTACCGGTCGGTGATGACCTGGTCGACCGTCAATTGCGGTTCCGGTTTCTCCGTCTTTGCCTTGCGTGGCGATCTTTTCGCGCTCGCGACCATCATGCCGCCTCCATCCATGCAGGGATTGCCATCTCGACCTTGGGCGCATAGTCGGCCCGGTCGCGCGTGATGCCGCGCACCTCGCGGCTGGAGAGATCCGCCATGTGCTTGACCATCATGGCGGCCATCCGATCGTTGTCCGCTTCCTTGCGCTTGTAGTTCGCCACGACGGCACCTTCGCGCTCGGCCGATATGAAATGCGCGGTCACCGGCAGGGTCTGGCCAAAGCGCCAGAAGCGCCGGATCGCCTGGTAGATCTGCTCGAAACTGTCATTGAGGCCGACAAATCCGGTCGAGGCGCAATGCTGCCAGTTCATGCCGAAGCCGGCGATGGCGGGCTTTGTCACCATGTGGAGAATGCTGCCGTCCGCGAAACCACGCAGCTTGCGTTCCTTGGCCCTGTCGTCGTCGGCGCCTGACAGATTGACGGCGCCCGGCAGGTTCCGGGTGACGAGATCGGCCTCGTCATTGAGGTTGCACCACCAGACATGCGGCCGCGACCGGTCCGTAATTTCGACGGCCAGCTTCGTCCGGTCGCCGACACTCTCGCGCCGCGCCGCAAGCCGCTCGGACAACGTTCGCGCCTCAAGCGGGAACAGCGTCCCTGTCTCGAAGCTCGGTGCATAGTCCGCCCTCACCACATGGTGACGATAGTTGAGCTCCGGCAGGTCGTAGCCTTCGTCGGAATAGCCGAGATCCGATGGCTTGCGCAGCATCACCGCCCAGCTCGCCATCCAGCGCCAGAAATCCTCCTCGGCATGCCCCTTGAGCCGCCAGTTGCGGGTCGAGGATCCGTCATGCACGAAGAAGGTCGCGAGCATGTCGGTATAGCTCATCACGCCGAGGAATTCGGCATGGTTGCCGAGCTCCATGAAGTCGTTGGGCGCAGGCGTGGCGGTCGCCGCAAGCCGGAACGGCAACTTGGCCGCTTCGGTGATCAGCCTGTTGCGATAATGGCCAGCATAGTTCTTGAGGATCGAGCTCTCGTCGAGAGCAATACCCCCGAAACCGGACAGGTCGAAATGGTCGAGCTTCTGGTAATTGGTGATGTCGATATCGGCGCCGGACTGCGCCGTTACAACCGAGGCCGCAACACCCCACTTGGCGGCCTCGTCGCCATGCTGCTGGCTGACGGCAAGCGGCGCAAGCACCAGCACCGGCTTGCGGGTGAAGCTCGCCACCTCGCGCGCCCACACCAGTTCCATCAGCGTCTTGCCAAGCCCGGTTCCGGCAAAGACCGCCGCACGGCCGCGCCGCAAGCCCCATTGCACAATATCGGCCTGGTGCGGCTTGAAGAAATCCGGCAGCGTGACGCGGTAGGGTATACCGCTCGCAGGATCCATGATGCGCTTGGCGGCAAGGAATTCGGCGTAATCCATCAGACAAGCCCCTTTTCAACCGCCAGCCATTCCGGCATGGTCGCCTTGACGTAAGGCCGGCCGTCGCGGCCGCGGAACGGTTCGAATTCACAATGCGCCTTGGGTAGCCAGACACCATTCTCCGGCACGCCGTCAGCCGAGAACATCACCGCCTTGGTGGTTTCAGCATGGCGAACGCCGTTGACGTCGACGAGGTCGGATTTCAATGTCCCGCCTCCCGTGCCGGCAGTGAATAGATGGTCTTTTCCTTGTGACCGCCGCGCGCCGCATTCAGCCGTCCATTAGCGACCAGCAGCTTGAGCGCCCGCCCAGCGACGCCAGAGGTGACGCCGGTCGCGCGCGCAATGTCACGCACGCTGAGTGCAGCCTGTCCGCCGGGACTGTTGTGGATCACGGTGGCGACATGGAGCATGATCGCGTCGATCCGGTCCTCGATCGGCAGCCGCTTCTGCCGGGCGTATCGCTTGGGATCGCTGCCATCGAGCACGCTATCGACCAGCCTGCCGTCAAGCACGACGCTGAGCAGCGCCGCACCCAGCTGCCTCGGGTCGCAGCGCAGCCGCATCGCCTCGCTGACCAGGCGTCCGGCAATCACGTCATTATCTATCGAAAAGGATAGTCTCATTGCGCCCTCGCCCGCTTTCGATGATAGGAACACCAGCTGCTATTGCCGTCCGTCGGATCGCCGCAGCACAGCCCCTCGCCGCCCGGATTGTCCGGCAGCGTCCAGAGCGGCCATCGGCACGTCGCATCGGTCACCTTGAGGAAGGGGATGGGCCTGATCGGCGAGAAACTGGTTTCGACGGCCTCGACGACCGGCTCAGCCGCCTCGAACATCTCGTGCAGTTCCGCAGTCACCGTGGCGACGACACGCAGAGCTGCCGCGCGGGGCGCAGCTTTGACCAGCTTTGGCCGGAACATCTTCTCCGGCTTCGGCAACCGCGCCTGCTTCACCTGTCGAGGCTTGGTCTTGAACAGACCGCGATTGCGATGAACGATGCCGATTGCGGAGTTGCGGCTGACGCCGAAAACCTTGGCAATGTCGCTCGCCGACCCGCCATTGTTCCAGATCTCTGCGGCCTGCCGCTTTGCGTCCATGGTCCAGAAGCCGCTCATGCCGCCCTCGCATTCTGCCAGCGGCGATCATCACCGAGGCGCGGGATACCGGCCCAGAACCGGCCGTGATTGGCGTGGAAATGCCTGCGCCAGTCCGAACCGTCCTCGACATGCTGCTGGGCAATCGCGTCGATGGACCTGTCGAGCTCGGTTTCGCGCTGTTCGAAATCGGAGGATCGCTTCATCACATCCCCCGCGGCGGCACATAGAGGCAAATGGTGCCGGCATCGTCCCTGCCGGCCGTCGTGCACCAGTGCCACAGCCCATCCGGGCTGACCTTGATGCGCTTGTCGCCATGACGCAGCATCTCGCGCGTCTTGACGAGCAGATAGCCCTCGCCCGTCTCGCGCACCCAGCTCGCCGGCACCTGCCGGCAATCCGTCGTCGAGCAGCAGCTGCTGTCATAGGACCACCCGGAAGGCGCGGTGTGCGCGAAGCTGACCGAGAACAACGACAGCAGCGCCACCATCACGCAAAGGCCGAAGGCGATGCCTAGGCAGGCGAGGAGGATGCCGGCAAAGGACAGGAGGCGCATCATTCACCCTCCCCGACCACGCGCAGACGCGTCTTCGTGCCGCCGATCGCCTTGCCGGAGGCGAGCGCCGAGCGGAAATCGGCAAGCTTCTCCTGCACCTTCGCGGCCTTGCGGTCGGCGCGGGTTATCTCGGCCGGGGTCAAGGCGCCGTCGGCCATGCCGAGCGCGACCTCGACGCCGAGCTCGGCATCCTCGCGGCGATAGTCAGCATAGCTCGACAGCACGCAGGCGCTCACCGCCTCTTCCTGTTCCGGATCGGTCAGCCGTCGGCCATTGATGCTGGCCATGACCGACGTGATCAGCGCCTGGCCGCAATCGGCCTCGAGCGCGATCACCGCCGCGATCGGCATGATCTCGGCATCGGCGGCATTCTGCATGCGGCCGAGATGGCTGCGCGAGATCGAGGTAACCTCGACGCATCGATCGAGCCCGCCGCACAGGCGGATCAGGTCGCGCTGCGCGCTCTTGATGCGGTGAAACCAGGCTTCGTCCTGAGACATAAAAACCCCCGTCCCGCCACGGGATTGCGTGGCAGAAAATCCCGTGGTGGGATTGAATTGAAGATGTGATGGTCCGCCCAGTCAGACGCTTATGGAGGACCGCATGCCATCGAAGGAAAAGACCCCGGATCGCAAGTTGGGACGGACGATCCGGGGAGAGTTTCCGGCAGCCTGGCGACACGCTGCCGGGAGGGAACAGGGTGAGGCGCACGCAAGCGCAGCACCATCGACAGAAGGCTCGCAATATGCTTGCATTTCACGGCAAAGTCAGAGGGGGGCCGCATGACCACAAAATCGATCGAAGTCACAGACTTGTTGCAACTCCATGTGCGCGGTGAGGACATGTACGTTGGCGTCAGGACTGCTGATGGCGACCAGCTGTCGATCATGATACCGAAAGGGCTCGATCGGGAGATTGTCCACATCATGGTTGATGCGCTCCTCCTACGAGAATCGAAAGATTTTCACGCAACAGCCGGGCATGTTCTTGCCCCTGGGGAACTGCAACCACTTGAGATCGAGAAAAAGATAGAGAAACTTCAACTGCAGGAAAAATTCGTCCTGCAAGCGAAATCTCCAGGAGCGACCTCTCTGACGCTTCGTCTTGCTCCTTCATCTGTCCAGAAATGGATCGAAGACGCTGAGGTGCAACTCGCTCGTCGCTTAAAGCCAAAACTGCAGTCTTAGCGGGGCGCTTCATTCGGCGGCCTCCGGCACAACGGGCGCATCGCCAAAGATGTCAGGGCGCTGAAGATGTCGTAAGATCCCAGTGATCTTCTCAACCGCTAAGACACGGTTGGCCGGCACTTTATCCCACTGCAGAACAGCAGATGGCGATATCCCGAGCCGGCGCGCCAATTCGGACGCGCTACCAGCCTTCTCGTACAGTTCAGACATGGCAAGTTGATCAGTCATGGCCGCTTATAAGCATAAATTACAAATTCGTGCAAGCGATAATTATGTAGACCGGAAGGTTGGGCCAAGCCCAATTATAAGCATGACTAAAGGCACGCTGGCACAGCAGATCGGCATAGCTATCCGGACCGCGCGAAAAAGGCGCGGCCTCGTTCAGCGCAATATTGCCGAACACGTGGGCGTTAAAACCGCCGCCGTGGGACAGTGGGAAATCGGCACAAACCTTCCCTCGACTGAGAATTTGGTAAGGACCGCCGAAAAGCTTCGCGTTGATCCGACCGCCTTGACCCGCGGTGAACTTATCTATTTGGGAGATGACGATCTCGGTGACGCAGAAATCGTGACAGATCTCACCCCAGCGAATGCGCTAGGCCCGATGGATCTCGAGGTGCGCGGCGTTGCCTACGGCGGGGACGAAGGAGATTTTTCCTTTAACGGCGAGGTGGCAAGCTACATTCGGAGGCCACCTGGCATTGCCAACGTTCGTAACGTCTTCGCGCTCAATCTATTGAGCGACAGCATGGAACCCCGATTCTCCGCTGGCGAGGTAATTGTCTGCGGGGGACGCGAACCTGTTCCCGGGGATGATGTGGTAATTGAAATGTTCCCTGAAAACGAGGGCGAGGCCGGGAAAGCATTCGTCAAGCGACTGCTACGCCGTACGTCGAAGGATATTGTTGTCAAACAGTTCAACCCAGAACGGGAACTGATTTTTGATCGCTACGGCGTTAAGACGCTTTGGCGTGTAATCCCGACGAAAGAACTACTTGGGTTCTAAGTACTGCCTGCTCAGCAGTCACCCGGTCGAAATCGACACAAAACATAACGTCCACCGTGACATTCTTGCCGTCTGAACCCTCTTCTCTACAGGGAAGGCAGTAGAATTTGGAGACGACTTCGCTCAGCGGCGTTGACAGCGAAATTTTTCTCGAAAGAAGCTGAGCCGGCTTCCTCCATCTGCTGCGTCCGCAATCGCCGCACTCAATCGAGATGACGTTAGCATCATTCAACACGGGATCCGCCAAGCCCATCATGAACTCCGTTGTTCTACGTACGTTCTCATAATTGATTCTTTTGAGACGAGAGTCGAGTCGCTTTTTCCAAGCTCTTCTTATAATTTTCGCTTGTCATTTTTTATAATTATGGATTATAAGCATTTCCGTTGACCGGTGCACGGGTCTCGCGCTCCTCCTCCCAGCGAGATCAAACCCCGGCCGGACGGTTGGGGCTTCCCGGCCGTTCGGCCGGGACATCCCACCGGCTGGAGCCGGAATGTCTGGAATTGTCTCAGCGCTCATCGATCAGCAAATTCGGTATCCGGCGTCCGCTGGGACCGAAGAGATCGATGGCAACCAGGCAAACCGCGGACTCCGCATACTTGCGATAGATGTCCATCCGCTGCGACGAGACTGCGTTGATCGAAATGCTGTCGCTGGAACCGGTTGTCAGGTCGATACCGTATTCGATCGCGACAAGGTCCATGTTGTCCCCATTCAGCTTCGCCTGCGGGCAAGCCAGGCTGAAGGCCACCGCTTCGCCGATCCTCTCAAGCGCATCTTGCCTTTCGCTGGCGCCCGCAGAGCCTGCCATCAGCATCGCGCCGATCACACCGATCACCCTCTTCATTTTTCCCCTCCGTATCACCGGGTTCAGTCTGGCGCTAAGGGAGTAGCGACGCAACCCAAAAGGGAGGCAGCCATGAAAAAGTAGCTGAAGACACCGAGAGAATTCACCGCCAGCCGGGGCGGGCTCGTTACCCGACCGCGGCACACCAGAAAGGAAAAGCCATGCAGACCCTCTCCACCACCGACCGCTCGACCCTGACCGAAATGGCCAAGGCCATGCTGGACGGACACACCACCAAGGAAGAACTGATCCCCCTCTTCGGCGCCAAGACCGTCGAAAAGCTCGGCACCTACGCCGCCGACACGGCGCGCAAGATGGCTGAGAGCATCCACTAAGCACGATGGATTGAGCATCCGCCGCCGCGCGCGGCTGGCGGATATTCAATACATCGGGGAATTTCATGCGCTTCCAGCTTTCCGACCTCATCACCCGACCCGAGCCATCGCCGACCCCTGGTATCACGCTCATGCTCGTCGTCATCGTCTCGGCCGCGCTCGCCTCGGCCGTCGGCTCGATCATGGGGGCTTACTGATGCGCCGCTTCCCCTACGGTCTCCTGTCTTCCATCATCTCGCCCTTCATCCTTCTGGCCGGCGGCGTGGGTGGCACTTACACCGACATGCTGATCGCCGAGAAGCAGGCGAGCTGGGGCAAGCCCAGCTTCCGCCTGCGTAGCGGCAGGACTTACCCCCACTCCTCGACCCGCCAGCGCGCCCGCTATGCCCGCCAGATCGCAGCCGGCCAGCTTCGCATGGAGGGCTGCTGATGGCGCGACTTCTTGTTCAGACCAGCGGTGACAGCGTCAGCTGCTACGTCGTGGAGCGCGGTTTTTCTGTGTCGCCAGAGGTCCTTATGACGGCCGATGCCGCCCGCAAGATCGCCGAAAGTCTGCTGACTTGCGCCGCAGCCCTTGACCGCGCAGCAACGCCAAAGGCGATGCCCAAGACCTTTCGCCTCAAAGTGGAAAGCCGCGTCGATGAACTGGCAACCGAAATCGCGAAGCTGAAGCGCGACCAGCAGCAGATCCTGACCGCACTGCAGGAAGTCGCCCGTAAGGTCGGAAGACACGAGCGCATGGCGCTAACCAGCCATATCTCGGTCAATGTGTCGGATGCCGAGCGCGCATCGGAGGTCGCTCAGGCGATTGGCAAATCGCTCAGCGAGAGGGTTTATCCATGCTGACCACCCTCCTCACCGCTCTCGTCTTCATCCTCCTGCTCGTTGTCGCATGGCAGTTCATCCGCAGCCGCGCCATCATAGAGGCCGGCACCATCCCTTGGCGGGTGGCGATGGATTTCGTCGCCGAGGAAGGCTGCGACATGCCGCATGAATTCGCGGCCTGTTTTGTGGCGGGCAACCATGCCGCCATCGACGAAAAATTCCCCAATTTCGAAGGCTTTGCGCGCCAGCGCCGCGCCGAATGGAGTGTCGAGTGAAGGCAGCCAATCTCCCACGCCTGGTCGATCGAATGATTCCGTCCTTCAATCGCGACGGTACCATCAAGGATCTGGCCCAGCCTGATCCGGCCTCGGTCTGCTTTATCGAGATCTCTGGCACGCTCTCACGCATCGCCCGCTTCAATGGCATTCCTGGCGGCCTTGCCTATTCGGTCGCGCAGCACTCTGTGATGGGCGCTCAAGCACTGATCAATGAAGGTGCTGACAAACAGACTGCAGCACTCTTCCTGCTGCATGACGCACATGAATGGGCGTTGGGCGACATAACCAGACCGATGGAACAGCTGCTCTGCGGCATGCTGCCGACGCTGGCGGTTAAAGAGGCCATCAACCTCGCCAAGGCGCGCTGGGACGATGTGATCTATCTCGCCGCCGGCCTGCCGCTGCCGGCCGAGTGGTCGCCGAAACAGCGGAAACTGGTGAAGGCGATGGACGATCGCATGTGCGCGGCCGAAGCCGTCGCCCTGTTTGGCAAGCGCGCCGAGCGCCAGTTTCCCAAATTAACCATTCCCAAGACGACGGGGGCAATCAAGCCGTGGTTGCCCGGCGTCGCAGAGGAAAAATTTGTCGTCATGCTGAGCGACATGATCACGCCAGAGCGCATCGCGCATCGTTCGGCGATCGCAGCCCAGGCGAGGCTCGCATGAAGCGCGACGAAATCCGCATCGCACCCGAGCCGCTCGTCACCTTGCCCAAGGGACGCGCCATCTACTCGGTGATCGAAGGTGGCGAGGTCAGGACAGGCACGGCTAAGGACGGCTCACCGGCCGTCGCGGTCTACAACGAGGGCTGCTTCGTCCTCACCGCGCCAGGCGGCCGCCTGATCGTTGGCCCGGTCGATCCAGACAAGGCGATCGAGCTCGCTATCGCCGTCTGCGCCTCGGATCCGATCGCGCTGACCGGATCGCAGCACATCCATATTCTCGCCACCGCGCTTCTCGGCATCGCCGCCTGCATGCCGGCCGAGCCGCCGCAGTCTTCTCCGCCCATCGCCAACGCAGAGGTCGCCTGATGTCCCGCTACATGAACCGAGTGATGCTGCGCGGCAATGTCGGCGCTGAGCCGGAGATCCGCCGCACCCAGGACGGGCGCCCGATCGCCAATCTCAGGATCGCGACCTCCGAAAGCTGGAAGGATCGCGCATCCGGCGAGTGGAAGGAAAAGACCGAATGGCACACGGTCGTCATCTTCGCCGAGGGGCTGGCGAAGCTCTGCGAAGAGCGCGTCCACAAGGGATCATTCGTCGCTATCGAGGGCCATCTGACCACCCGCAAATGGCAGGATCAGTCCGGCCAAGACCGCTACACGACCGAAGTCGTGCTGCAGGGTTTCAACTGCGCCCTCGACCTGCTCGACAAGCAGCCTTCCAATCGACCGCCCGCTGGCGAGCCCGACGATTACGGCTACGACAGCGACCGCGCTGCCGGCCGCTCGACGGGGGGGCAGTCGAATTCCCGCCGATCAACATCATCGTCTCCGCCCAGCTTCAGCCGGGACATGGACGACGACATCCCGTTCTAGGAAAATGACCATGCATCCTGGCAATGAACCCTTCCATGTCTGGGTCGAAAATCTCTATCGCACCATCGCCGAAGGCGATTGCGAGGAGGCCCTAACTCTCCTCTTTGACCGCTACAAGGGCGAAGGTCTTCGTCCGCCGCAGGACGAGTTGCGCCTCGTCCGGCGAATCAATAGCGGCCGTGCAAAGGAAGCTCTCCATGCTCAAAGCTGACAAGGCCGCCCTCGCCGCGGCGCTCGCGGCCGTGCAGCCGGCCATCCGGCCGAAGCACACGACGCCCATTCTGCAGAATGTTCTCATAACCCGTGAGAACGAAACCTTCGTCGCGCGCGGCAGCAGCATGGATATCGAGCTGACCTGCACCTTCGAAGCAACCGCAGCATCGGGCTTCACGCCCTTCACCTGCCCCATCCAGCCGATGGTGGAGTTCGTCAAGCGAGCCCCCGACACCGCCATCACGGTCGAACCGATCATCGAAGACGGCCGCCTCGAGCATATCAATCTCAAATCCGGCCGTTCCCGCCTGAAGGTGCCGGTCCTGCCCGCGTCGGACTATCCCAAGCTCGACGCGGGCAATCTCACTCACAAGGTCAGGCTTGATTCCGGCATCCTCGCCGAAGCGCTTTCGGCCGTGGAATACGCCACATCGAAGGACCAGACCGTCCTCTATATCTGCGGCGTCTTCATGCAGGGCGCCGAGGATGGCCTCAACCTCGTCTCCACCGATCGATATCGCATCGAGCGGCGCCTGATCCCTGCCATGGCCTTCGACCCCGAGGATCCATTCGCATCCATCCCGCCCACATTGGTGCCGTCAGACACCGTCGGTCGGATCCTCAAGCTCGCCGGCGATTTCGACGATATCACGCTTGGCTTTGCCGAGGAGCGCATGGTGGTCACCGCGGGCACCATCACCCTGATCTCGAAGCTGATCGACGCCCAGTTCATTGACTGGGGCGCGCTCACCCGGCCAGCGCGGCAGAACAGCCATTCGGCCCAGTTCTCGCGCGCGGCGATGGCGAGCGCGGTCGAGCGCGTCCTCATCGCCACGCCGGATGCATCGAAGGGCATGACCTTCGCCTTCGAGGCCGGCACCGTCACGCTCGCCGCCAAGGATTTCCGCTCCGGCGAAGGCGAGGACGAGATCCCGGCCGAGGCCGATCTCGAAATCACCATCGCCTTCAACGGCAAATATCTCAGTGAGGCGCTGGCCCATCATGCCGGTGACCAGGTCGAACTTCTGCTCAATCGGGCGACCGACAACAGCATTCTCCGCCCCGTCGGCAAGCCCGACGATTTCACCCTCCTCGTACCCATGAAAATCCAGGGGATTACACTATGAGCAGCTTCAATGATCTGCGTTCGGCTAATGTCGCGCGCCAGAAGGAATGGGATAAGGACAACAAGATCACACTCGCTTATCGCGGCAATGAGCTCGCCGGAGAAGTCGGCGAAGCCTGCAACGTCATCAAGAAGATTGACCGCGAGCGCATCGGCCTGCCTGGATCACGGGCGTCACGCCAGCAACTGGCAGAAGAACTGGCCGACGTCGTCATCTGCGCTGACCTTATCGCTATGGATGAAGGCATTGACCTGTTCGGCGAAGCGGTGCCGGCAAAGTTCAATACAACGAGCGAGAAGGTTGGATTGGTCACGCGACTGGTCACGGCCGCGCCGAGAAGCGCTGGAGCGCCAACCCTCATCACGCGCCCGGATGTTTCGCTCCCCATTCTCTCAGCCCACGGCAAGACTGAGCTGGCCATCCGCGCCGGCACGGTCATTCGCATCGACGAGACGGAGCACGCGTTCCCCAATCCTGTCACGGTCCCGATCGCCGATCTGGCGGCGGGCCGCGACTACGCCATCACGCTCGACGCCAAAGGCGAGCCGATCGCAACGCCTGTCGGCGCCAACCCGCTGAACGCAAGCTTCTTCGCGGGTTTCCACTTCGCGCCCGGTGGTCATGCGCAAGCTCGCTCCGGCGGCGACAGTGAGCCCGCCATCAATCCCTTCTCCCTCTGGGATCTCGACTTCCGCCCATCCTGCCCCGATCCGCGCGGTATGACGCTCGTCGAGGCCGATGGCATCCGTTGCTGGTTCGACATCTACCTGCTCGGCACCAACCACAAGACATCAGGCACGAGCCATCGCGGCGCAACGATCGCCGATGGCTGGTCGCTCGATAAGCTCGATTACGAAACGGCAAAGGCAATCATGGCCGAGCACGGCAAACGCTTGCCGACATACGACGAGTTCCGCATCGCCGCCTATGGCGTGACCGAGAAGTCCGCCGCGCCCCGCGAACCGGAACAGACCTGCCTGGACGCCCCGCGCACCAGCCGTTTCGGCCTGATGCAGGCCACCGGCAACATGCACATCTGGGGCACCGATGGCGATCCGGATTTCTCGCGTCCTTCCATCTTCGGCGGCTCGTGGCTCGACGGCGCCGGCGCCGGCTCCCGCTACGCGGACTTGGACTCCTGGCCCGGGCACTCGGACGAGACCATCGGGGCGCGCGGCGCCTGCGACCACCTGCGTCCTGTTTAGACTGCGCGAAAGCGCAGTCCTGCCCCTCCCCACAATCAAGGAATAGACCCATGACTGCAGTTGCAGAAACCCTTTCGCGTCCGATCCGGATCGCCCGCCATGAGGCCTCGAAATCCATTCTCGTCACCGCAGGCCGCGCCGACATTGCCATCCGAGGCGGAACCGTGATCGAGATCGACGGCCGCAAGGTCGCCTTCGACAGTGATACAGCGATCGAAACCGACGAGCTGAAGCCTGGCTGCGATTACGCCATCGATGTCGATGTGTCGGGCGCGCCCTTCGCGGCGCCGGCACATCCAGGTGTTGTCGCCAGCGGCGCCTTCGCCGGCTTCCATTTCGCACCGGGCGGCAATGCCCTTGGCAAAGCAGGCGGCGACGCTGTTCCGGCGATTAACCCATTCTCGCTATGGGATCTCGACTTCCGCCCGGCCTGCAAAGACCCGCGCGGCATGACCTTCGTCGAAATGCATGGCCTCCGCTTCTGGGTTGATATCTATCTGCTCGGCACCGACCATCTGGCGCACGGCACCAGCCGCTGTGGCGCCGTTATCGCCGACGGTCGGGATTTGCCGGATCATCCTGACGGATCCGAAAAGACAAAGAAGCTTGACTACGCTACGGCGGTCGAAATCTACGCGGCCCATGGCAAGCGCCTTCTGTTTGCCGAAGAATTCTTCGCCGCCGCCTATGGCGTGGAAGAGCGATGCTCGCGCGATCGCGATCCCAAAATCACCGGCACGCTGAGCGATGAAGGACACCGCTTCATCAGCAAGCACGGGCTGTTCGATGCCACGGGAACCGTGTGGCAGTGGGGCACGGATGGACACCCGGATATCCCGCGTCCTTCCATCTTCGGCGGCTCGTGGGTCAACGGCGACTACGCCGGCTCCCGCTCCGCGAGCTTGGACTACTGGCCCGGGTACTCGCACGGATACATCGGGGCGCGCGGCGCCTGCGGCCACCTGAGCCCTGCTTAGCCTGCGCGGAAGCGCAGGCCTGACCCTCCCGAAATCGGAAATTTCCAGATGACCCGTGACGAAAACATCGACGCGCGCGATCTGGCCATCATCGAAAAATACGAGGTTGCCTTGAACTACATCTACCCGAAAATCCAGGCTGGACCGCGCAAACACGGCACGCTGCGCGACCATCTCATTGGGTTGTTGCTGGAACAAGTACGCCTGCTCTACCAGGCAGCGAAATCGAAACAGCCGTCGCGCCTCTATGAGGCCGATGCGCATCTCGCGACGCTGCGTTTTTCTCTTCGCTTCGCCGCTCGCCCAGACATCAGGATCATCACCCCTCATCAGCTCGCCACGGTTTTTCGGCCGCTCGCTGAGACGGGTGCGATGCTGGGTCAATGGGTCAAGACGGCGAAGCAAAGCGGGCGGTCGGGGCAATGATGTCGATGCGTCCTTCCATCTTCGGCGGCTCGTGGATCAACGGCGACAACGCCGGCTCCCGCTACGCGAACTTGGACTACTGGCCCGAGAACTCGAACGAGAACATCGGGGCGCGCGGCGCCTGCGACGACCCTTTTCCGACGCGGCGCTGGTCACGGTCACGCCGGTCATCTTCCACCGTTGCGGCCTCTGGCTGGCAACATCGTGATTTTGCCTCTGGCAAAACACGGGGGTGGTCGGCCCAGCCGTCCGGCCTAGGCGAATACACTTCAAGGTCCGGTACAGCGGGGAGTAGCGGCAGAGCCGTCGAAACCCGCGACCGGCATTTTCATCAAATTCATTTTCATCCGCGGATCATGTCCAAGAAATATCGCAACCTCATCGGTCGCATCACCGACGATGCGAACATGCGTGAGGCATTGCGCCTCACGTCGCGCGGCAAACGGCTGACGCCTGGCTATCTGGAATTCAAGGAATTCTCTGCGCTCAACCTCGCCGACCTCGCGCAGGCCATGCGCGATGGCGCCTATCGCCCAGGTACGCCGCAGGAGTTCCGGATCTTCGACCCAAAGGAACGACTGATCTCCGCGCTTCCATTCGAGGATCGCGTGGCGCAACAGGCGCTTTGCGCCATCATCGGCCCTATCTTCGAGGCGACACTGCTGCCCCGCTCCTATGCCTGCCGCCCCGGCAAGGGCACGCACCAAGCGGCGATCACCCTCCAAGCCGACCTCCGCCGCCTTTCGCGTGACCGTGGGCCGCTCTATGCGCTGAAGACGGATTTCTCGCGTTACTTTGCCTGCATCGAACATGGTGTACTCTGGCGCCTAATCGAGGCAAAGATCTCCTGCCGAGCGACGCAGCGATTGATCGAGACGATCGTGCCACGATCAGGCATCGGCCTGCCGATCGGCAACCTTGCCTCGCAGATCTTCGCCAACATCTATGCTGGCGTCGTCGATCGCCACCTGCAACAGACGCTCGGCGAGCACTACTGGTATCGCTACATGG